CCCGGCCTCTGCCTCCAGCTTGGTGGCGAAGTGGGATCCCGGAACGATTAGCTACACCTTGGCGCTAGCATCGGGAGGCGATCTTAGATTCTTATGGAGCACTAACGGGACGAACTCCCTCGCTATAGCTAGCGCAGCGGCCCCGTTCACGGATGGGGTCGCCTACTGGCTGCGCGTGACCTTCGACGTCAACAACGGATCCGGCGGGCGCACGACGAGGTTCTTCTGGGCTGCCGATCAAGTCACCGAGCCGACGGCATGGACTCAGATCGGGTCGGACGTCATCGCTACCGGAATCACGTCGATCTTCCCCGGCTCCTCTCAGCTTGCTGTAGGCGTCACTCCTGCCGCCAGTTGGTTCACGGCCGGGCGGTTCTACCGCGCCATCGTCCGTAACGGCATCGGCGGGGCCGTCGTCTTCGATGCGGACTTTGCCGACCAGATCCAGTTCGTCTCGTCCTTCCGGGAGCAATCGTCAAACGCCGCCCTCGTGACGCTCAACGGGCAGGCTCGCATCGAGCGAGAGCGGGACCTAGACGTGCGAGCGCAGGTAGCGCTTGACGACTGGACGCCCGGGTCAACGAAGACGTTCCTAGGGAAGCTCAGCGCCGACCGGTCCTGGTACTTCGGCAACAACGGCTCCGGCAACCTGTTCCTCGCCACCTCGCCGGACGGCACCGCCGGACTCCAGATCTCCGCTGGCTCATCCATCCCGATCCCGGTTACCGACGGCTCGCTCGTGTGGGTTCGCGCGACCCTCGACGTCAACAACGGATCGGGCGCTCGCGTCTACCAGTTCTTCACCTCCGTCGATGGCGTCTCATGGACGCAGCTAGGGACGACGCAGACGGTATCCGGGCCCACGTCCATCTTCCCCGGCACGTCGCCGCTCGAGGTGGGCTCCCTGTCCGGAGGCACGGACCAGTTCCAACGCTCCCGCTACCTGCGGGCGCAGGTCCTCAACGGGATCAACGGCCCCACCGTCTTTGACGCCGACTTTAGTCGCCTCCCGCCCTTTACCACCTCGTTCGCGGAGTCCTCAAGCTCCACCGCTACCGTCTCGGTCAACGGCTTCGCCCGGGTAGAGCGAGACCGAGACCTAGACGTGCGGATGCGGGTAGCTCTAGATAGCTGGACCCCCGCCTCGCCGCTACTTATAAGCCGCTGGTACGGGCCCTCCCGCTACGCGTTCTACGTGGCGGTCACGTCCGGCGGGCTGCTCCAGATCGGGGAGTCGAGCACCGGGACGGCCGCCGGGTTCCTCTTCACGAACTCAACGGCGCCGACCGGTCTCGCCGACGGAGCGGTCAAGTGGATTCGTGTCACTCACGACATGAACGACGGCACGGGCAACAACGTCATCACCTTCTGGCTATCCGACGACGGGGCTACGTGGACGCCGCTCGGGACGCCCGTATCCCGGTCCGGGCCCTGGTCGCTCGATCCGGTCACGAACGTCCCCCTGGAGATCGGGGGCGAGGCCGGTGGCCTGTTCAACCTCCCGGCGGGCAACGTCTACCGAGTGCAGTTCCTGAACGGGATCGGTGGCGCTCCGATCGTTGACCTCGACTTCACCGCCTCCATCACGACGGGCAACGAGACGGTCCTTGACCTTACGGATCCGGGCCCTCCCGTCATCCCCGCCTCCACTCAGACGGCGCCCAACCTCGGGTGGGGCGGCGCTGCGCTCAACGCGATGTACGGCTCAACGACGAGCGCCGACACGAACGACCCGCTCCTGTTGGAACACACGGGGACGAACTACCTCTATCTCTCCGGCGTAACGGGTAACTTCGCCTCGGTCCCCGACTCTGCGGCGCTGGACATCACGGGTGACCTTGAGTTGGTCTTACGCATGTCGCTCGATGACTGGACTCCCGCAAGCGAGCAGTACCCGTTCGCGAAGCGGGGCGGGGCTAGCCAACGATCCTGGATGTGGGCAGCAACCACGGGCGGGCTCATGCGGCTCTACTACTCGACAGATGGCAGCACTGAGTCGATCGCTACTTCGACTACTGTCGTCCCGTTTACGGACGGCCAGGCGGGGTGGCTAAAGATCACGCTGGACGTCGACAACGGTGCGGGCGGTCGTGACGTCAAGTTCTTTACCGCAGCCGATCAGGCAACCGAACCGACAACGTTCACGCAACTCGGCACAACGATTACGACAGCGGGCACGATCTCGCTATTCAACAGCACAAGCGTCGTGAGCGTTGGCGCATACGCCGACGGCGGATTCACTTCGGGCAAGTTCTATAGGGCAATCGTCCGCAACGGCATCGGCGGCACGACGGTTCTAGACGTGGACTTCACCACGGGCATCACCTCGGGCGGGCAAGTGCAGATCCACGCCGACGGCCCCGGCGCTCCCGTCATCCCCACCGCAGCAGACATCGCCATCAACCTCGGCACGGGGGGCGCCGTCCTGGACGCTCGCTACGGCTCGGCGGTTGGGTCCGACACGAACGACCCGCTTCTGCTTGAGCACACCGGCACGAACTACCTCTACTTGCCTGGCGTGAGCGGCAACTACGCGAGCGTCCCTGATTCGGCGGCGCTGGACATCACGGGTGACATCGACATTCGGGTGCGGGTGGCTCTCGACGACTGGACGCCGTCGGCGACATCTGGACTCATCAACTCGTACCCGTTCGATGCTCAAGCGCGTTGGGCCTTTTTCGTGATGACAACCGGCAACCTCCGTCTTGAGTGGTGGCAGGCAGACGGAACGAATCGCGTAGTGACGTCGACCGTGGCCGCTGGGATTGCAGACGGGACTATCAAGTGGGTTAGAGCGACGCTCGATGTCAACAACGGCGCCGCCGGATCGGACGTTGCGTTCTGGCAATCTGACGACGGGACGACATGGACGCAGGTCGGCACGACGGTAACGGGCGCTTACACCACGGATATTCGCGCAACAACGGCAGCCGTCATTATCGGTGGATTGAACGTGGGTGCTTCCAACCTTCCCGCAGGCAAGTTCTACCGAGCGCAGATCCGAAACGGGATCGGCGGCACGGTCGTGCTCGACGCCGACTTCACGTCGGGCATCACCAGCGGCGGGCAGACGAGCTTCGTCGAGTCGAGCAGCAACGCCGCAACGGTGACCATCAACCGCTCCACGAGCGGCCGCAAGTCTGCCGCCGTCGTCCGACCGATCTGGCTGCTCGGCACCGACGACTACTTCGAGGTGGCAGACAACGACCTGCTCGACTTCGGGACGACTCAAGACTTCACGGTTGCGATCGTCGCGCGACGGTGGGGAACGCAAGCGTCGAACACGATGCTTATCGCAAAGAAGAGTGGGACGTCCGCAGCCAACGTTGGGTGGCAACTGGTGTCGAACAGTGGTGGGCGGGATTACATTCAAGTCTCAGACGGGACGGCTCAGAACTTCGACCTCGCACCGGCGTTTACCCTAGGTCAACAACAAGTGATTGGAGCCGTTCGCGTTGGCACGGGCACCAAGACGCTAAACACATATCTGAACTCATCAAGCGATGGAACGTCTTCCGACAGCACGACCGCGACACTCGCCAACTCCGAGGCTATGCGGATCGGCCGACTTTCGGGCGCCGGAACGAACTACGCCGACATGGAACTCCTCGCCGCCCTCGTGTTCCGACGGGCGCTGTCTGCCTCTGAACTCCAAGACATCGAGACTCACTACACTTCCGCTCCGACGGCAACGAGCAACGCCCTCATGGCGGGCTCCGTGTTGTGGATTGACGCTGGGCGGCAGAGGGCCCTCACCATCAACCGCTCCACGAGCGGCCGCAAGAGCGTGGCCGTCGTGCAGCCCGTGTGGCTGCTCGGCACCGACGATTTCTTCCAGGTGTCCGATAACGACCTGCTCGACTTCGGGGCGACCGATTCGTTCACGGTCGTCGCCGTCGTGCGGCAGTGGGGGACGCAGACCGCCTTTAGTCGATTCATGAGCAAGCGATCAACTGTCGGTTATACCCTCAACATCGGCACCGTGGGAAACGCTCAGTTCTACGTGCAAGGCGCGTCGGGGAGCGGCGAAGCGAACGTCACGCTTACCAACGGCGTGTTGTCGTGCATCGCCGGGGTACGGAATGCGGGCACGGCGCTGGTGTCGGTCAACGGCTCTACCGGGTCCGCAACCGACACATCGACGAGCCTTGCCAATGCGCTGAACTACCGCATCGGCGCAGACCCTGGCGGCGGCAATGCGGGCAGTTTCGAACTCCTCGCCGCTCTCGTGTTCCGACGGGCGTTGAGCGCCACCGAACTCGCCGCTATCACCGACCACTACGTAAACAATGTCGTGACCACATCAACCGTTGCCCTGCTCTCGGGCTCCGTGTTCTGGGTTGACGCATCGCAGCGGGCGGTCGCTCAGATCAACCGCTCTACCACGGGACGCAAGAGCGTAGCGGTCGTTGAGGACACCTGGCTCCTCGGTACCGATGACTACTTTGAGGTGGCCACCTCGCCCTCCCTCTCGTTCGCCGACGGGGAGAGCTTCACGATCCTCTCCGTGCTTCGCGGGTGGGAGATTCAAGGGCTCAGCGCAACCCTCCTAGCGAGGTCCAGCAGCCTCACCCCATCCGAAGCCGGGTATGCCCTAAGCACGGGCGCGACTAGCGGCAACCGGGCGAGCCTTCGCGCGGGCGACGGATCGGGCGGCGGATCGGTCAACGGAACGACGGAGCGCACCCCGGGGGATCGGTACGCCGTGTGGGCCCAGTACGACGGCTCCACTCACCAACTTTCCGTCGCCGTCAACAACGGGGCGCCAACCATCGCAACCGGGCCCGCCCTGGCGGCTCTAGCCAACCTCCTGCCGCTCCGCATCGGTCGCCTTTCCGGCGCCGGGACGCAGTACCTTGACGCCGAGGTGCGAGCAACGGCCCTCTGGCGGCGCATGCTCTCGGCGCAGGAGATCGCAGCAGTGAACGCCTTCTACGGGACCACTTAGGGAGAGGCATGGGAACCCTTCGCAGCTTCACGAACTGGACCGGCATGAAGACCGTCAACGGCGTCCTGCTCGGCGACCCGGTTGAGCTTGACGAGGACCCGGCGACCCTCGAGTGGGATGACCACCGGATCCCGAGCGGAGTGATCACGGAGGACGGGACCGTAGTGCCGGACGAACCGGCTCTAGGCTCCTAGGCATGGCGACGCTGCCCCTCCGGAGCATCAAGGGCTACCGCCTTCGCCTTACGCGGCTAGACGCGTGCGGAGTGCCGCTCGACGAACCCGACTCCTGCCGGACTGTCGTGACCGACGGGTTCATCTCCGTAACGGTGGCCGGGCAGGTCCGGGAGGGGCGCACCTACGAGAGCGTTGACATCTGGGGCAATCTATGCGTCAACGACAAAGAACCGGGACGCCTTATGCGCGCCTCGGTATCCGTGTCGTTGTGCGACGTCAACCCCGACGTGCTCGGCGTCATGCTGGCTGGCGATCCGGTGCTCCACGATGGCGAAGCGATCGGGATGACGTTCAGCCCCGAGCAGCGCTGGCCGTCGTTCGCGCTTGAGGTGTGGACAAAGAGCATGGCGGGATGCGACCAGTGGGGCTACTTCGTCGCCCCCTTCTGCCGCTCGGCGATACTGCGGGACTCCTTGACGATCGACAACGGAGTCCTCACCGCCTCCGTTGAGGCCGACGTGTTAGCGGCGCCAAGCGACTGGGGTGTAACGCCCTACGCTTCGAACCCCTTCATGGAGCCCTTCCCCGCCGGGGACCTGTTCGGACTCGTCGTGTCCACGGTTACACCCCCCGCTCTTACGGATCTCGGCCTATGCGTCGATCGCCTCCTTACGGGCGGCGAACTGTGGATTGACGCTCACCTCTCCGCCACCGTTTGAGCGGATAGCGCAAGGCGTCCTTGCCGATCTAAGCTAGCGACCGTGCCGACCAGCATCCTGAAGTCCATCAAGGGGAACGTCGTACGGCTGACGCGCCTTGACTCCTGCGGCAACCCGGTCATCGGATCGTGTTCGTCGCTCGTGTCGGAGTGCTTCGTGTCGGTCACGATCTCCGGCGAGTACGAGGCGGGGGACGAGTTCGTCCAGAAGAACGCCTGGGGGGAACTGTGCATCAGCGACAAGAACCCCGACATCCTTAAGCGCGTCAACGTCTCGATCCAGTTCGCGGAGATCAACCCGGACGCGCTTGACATCATCACGGATGCAGCGAAGGTGATGGTGACCGGCAACGCCGTCGGCGCCACTTGGGGGACTGCTCCCAACGAGGGGCCGTTCGCGCTTGAGGTGTGGACCAAGGCTGCCGGTGCGGCGTGCAGCGCCTCCACCCCCGTGTGGGGATACTTCCTGGTGCCCTACATCCGCAACGGCAAGCTCGACGGCGACATGGTGATTGAGAACGGGGTTCTTACCGTCGGCGTCATGGGCGAGGGCTTCCCCGCCCTCAACGACGGAACGTCTGCCTCCTTCTGGGGAGTCGGGCCGTACACTTCGAACCCCTTCCAGGTGACCTTCCCCATCGGCGAGGTGTTCGGTATCGTGACCACGACTACTCAGCCTCCCGCCGACACTGCCGGATGCGTAGCCGTCTCATGAGTGCCGACGGCATCCTCCACGGGCTCTATCGCCATCGAGGCGGGCGCATGGTCCGTATCGACGCCCCTCCCGCCCCTGAGCCCTCGCCTAGCGTTGAAGCGCCACGAGAGGCGCCCCAGGCGCCCTCTGCACCCGCTCCCGAGCCGATCGCCCCCATCGCCCCATCTCACGAGTTCAACCCGGGAGAGCACTCTGTAGCGGACGTGCTGGCCTACATGGCCGCTCATCCCGAGCGCGTCGAGGCGGTTCTTGACGCCGAGCGCGCCGGCAAGAACCGCAAGTCCGTCGTGGGCTAGCCGCTCCAAGAAAAACCTGGAAAAAGTTCCCGTTCTGGCTTGACGACCGGTGCGGGAACCTGTACGCTATGCACATAGGCGGTAGCGCCCCGAGGCCGAGGCCGGAGGGTTAACCGGGAGCCAAGTTCCGGGAGGAGTGATCCCCACCGGATACCGCCGAGGAAGGTTCAAGCCCGAGGGTTCGGTAGCTCTTGCGGGGGCGCCGGGGTCAGATAGGAGGAGCGAGAACCGCCTCACAACTAGAGGGACCGGCGCCGACGGGCGACCGGTCCTTCTAGCTTTTTCACGACCTTTCCCCGCTACGCCTTGACAACGTTCCGGGTTCATGTATACTAGGGACATGGCGCAGAACACCACGGAACAGATCATCGAGAGCCTCAAGCGGCTCGCCTCCACCGCCGACGGCAAGCTTGTCGTCGCCCTCATCGAGAAGATGAACGCCAAGCTCAACGACGACCCGGAGTGCGAGGAGTACCTCGTGGAAGGGGCGCAGGCGATGGACGCCTGGGGGGAATACGCGATGGAGGCGGTCTTCGCCGCTCGCCGCCGTCGGGCCGATCAGGCGCTTCACTACACCCGCAAGGCGGTCGTCGCTCGGCTCTCCTTCAACTTCTAGGAGGTCCGGGGGGGCCGCAGGAGGCGGCAGCGAGGAACGACAAAGGGGGCGCCTCCGGCCAGGGAGGCGCCCCCTCTTGCGCCCTCCGAGAAGGGGCCGGGCCCTAGAGGATCATCCCCGGCAGGATCTCCCGGAGCCGGAAGAACTCGACGTAGGGCAGGGTGACGGACTGCTCGCCGAGGTCGTAGGTCGGGTACTGGTACTCGCACCAGAACCCGTGCTCGTCGTACTCGCCGCTCATCACCCACGTCGCCTTGCCGACGGAGACCGTGAGGTTGCTGTCCTTCAGGGCCATCAGGATGCGGATCTCCGATCCGTTGAGAGTCACCTCAAACATCCCGTCGGACCGGATGTAGTCGGAGTAGAGATCAACTCGGGACCGGACGAACGCCGGGAGGAGGCAAACCAGCGTGCCCGCTGCGTCCTTCTTGAAGGTGGAGATGATGGTGTCGCTCATGCCCTTAGTATACACGATCCCGGCACAATGTCCAGCGGGAACGGCAAGAATCAGCGGACCCCCTCGCGAATCTGCGGGGACGGGTCCCCGCAGATCTCGGGGGGTGAAGTAGAACCATTGTGAAGGAGAGAACTACTAAAACTCTTGTGCGCTCGAGGGGCAGGGACGTGAGCGCTAGCAGGGGTTAGGATCGGGTCATGCTCTGCGAGTCGTGGCCGATCCGATGGGCATGCCCCACCGAGGACGTAGACGAGACCTTGTTGGATGCCGCCCGGGAGGCCGCTCAGTCTCTGCTCTGGAGCCTCACCGGGCGCCGGTACGGGCTCTGCTCCGTCACGCAGTGGTTCCGCCCGCCGTGCGACTCCCCGTGCGTTCAGCCGTGGGTGAGGGACTTCGGGCCGGGCGTTGACTGGCGGGTGAATCATGCCTACGGGTGGCTTCACGACTGCTGCTTCCTTGAGCTAGCGACCGGACCGGTTCGCGCCGTCACGGCCGTCGAGGTGCTCGGGGAACTTCTCGCCCCGGAGCAGTACGCGCTAGAGCTAGATCGCCTCATGCGCTACGGCGAGTGCTGGCCCTGCGATCAGGGGTGCGACGATCCGCCGGTCAAGGTGACCTACAGCTACGGGGTGGACGTTCCGCCGCTCGGCGAGCTAGCGATGGGGGAGCTAGCGTGCGAGTTCCTCGCCGCCCTAACGGGCGCAGACTGCCGCCTCCCGTCCAACGCGGTAAGCATCACCCGCCAAGGGGTCACGGTCGAGCTAGGGGACCAGCGGACGCTCTTCGAGACCGGGCGTATCGGGCTTCCGATCTCGGACGCCTTCATCCGGTCCGTCAACCCCTACCGGCTTCAGAGTCAGAGTCGAGTGTGGACGCCGGACCTAGCGAGGCGCGCTCGATGACGGCGCAAGGGAGCGCTCACGACATCGCGGCATGGCTCCTCTCGCAAGTGGAGGCAGCCCTCACGGAATGCGACCGGGCCCCGATCAACCGGGCCTACGTGGCGGCCGGAGGGATCGCATGGGACGACTGCTGCGGGATGCTCGTGGTCGCCCCGGAGCGCATCTACAAGTCGGCGACCTTTCCGCAGCAGGACTCATCCGAGGAGCTTTGCTGGGGTGGCTACCTGACGGTGGACCTCCTCGTCCTCCTTGTCCGATGCGTCCCGGTTGTAGACGATCGTGGGCGGGCCCCAACGGCGGCGGCTCTTCAGGCGGCGTACCTTGAGCTAATCGAGGACGCGGCGGTCGTCTACAACGCCGTGACCGCCGTGCTCCCGAACCCCGAGTGGATGCGCGCCTTGCCAGCGCAGACCTTCGTCGGGGCAGAGGGCGGGTGCATCGGCGTCGAGACCCGGCTCACGCTCGGGGTGCCTCAAGACGAGTGGGCGTTGTGCTGCGTCGAGACGGTTCCCTACGTCCCGGGTGAACCCATCTGCACGGTGCCCGCTAGCGCGGTGACGTTCGAGCCGTGCGAGGGGCTTGAGTCCACGAACGTGCAGGACGCCATCTGCGAGCTTGCAGCTATCGCTCCGCCTCCCGCCCCCATCGTCGGCCCGGTGCCGTTCATGGTGGTGGGCGGGACGATCGGAGGGACACAGCCGACGTTCTCCGGGCCCCCGATGTTCACGGGGCAGTACATGACCATCGGCGATCTAGTCCACTTCGAGATTCAGGTGGACATGGACAACATCACCGGTTTCGGTACGGGGCAGTATTACCTCAACCTCCCGTTCGCACCGGCTCAACCCGTGATGTTTCGTTCGGGCAATCTCACGGATGTGTCGACGGGACGGCAGTACGCGATCGGCGGTCACGCCAATGCGGGCAACGTCCAGATGCGGCTCTCCTACGTCGGCTCGAACGGGCACGATAACGTCTTCGATTACAACTCCCCGTTCGCTCTCGCTCCCGCCGACGACTTCCACATCCTCGGGTCATACATCCGGCAGTGATCCGACACGGGGCTGCTGGTGAGCGATACAGTTCCGATCCGTGATTGAGCAGCCACCGGACGACTTGCGGGTGGCGGTAGCCATCCTCCACGAGCGCATGGCCCATGTCATCGTTCGCCTTGACGAAGCTCATAGCAAGCTTGACCGGCGGTTCGCGTCAGCGGAGTCACAGACGCTTGAGCTCGAGGGGCGCATCGACAAGCTGGAGTCGGATCTCAACAAGGCGCGCGGGTTCTTGTTCGGGCTCGCTGCCGCCGGTGGCATCGTCGGCGGCGGGATCTCCTCGGTTCTAGCGCAGGTGATCAATCGCTGACGTGCGCCTCAACTCTTCGGAGGTTCGGGCGCTCCTCTTGTCGACGGATGGTCTTGTGGCTAGGGACCTTCGGCGTCGAGGCAACGCGGTGATGCGCGAGGCGAAGCGACGCGCCCCCAAGGACACCGGCACCCTGTCGCGCTCTATCGTGATGGAGACGCACGTCGAGGCGGGTCTCCCCGTGGTCTACGTCGGGTCGTCGTTGAGCTACGCGCTCTTCGTCCACGAGGGCACCGGGATCTACAGCAAGACGAACCCGGGCTTCATCTATCCTCGGAGCGCGCAGGCGCTCCGTTGGCCGAGGATCAACAACAGCGGCAGCGGGCGGCGCCGGTATCGGGGAGGCGCTACGTCGTCGTACGTGTTCGCTCGACGCGTCAAGGGGACGCCAGGGCGCCCCTTCCTCCGTGACGCCCTGCCGAAAGCGTACGACTAGACTCGTCGGAATGACGCGTAACAAGGCTTTCACCACCGCCGCCTCGCGGCGAGCCGCTAACCCGATCACGTGGACCATCGACGAGGTGCCGGTGCGGCTTCGGGTCATGGTTGACATCACCGAGCTAGGGGCGATGGCCGAGGCTGTCGTTGCCGACGGCGAGGGAGACGGGACCATCGCCTCCCTCGCCCGCCGGAGGGCGGTCATGGTCGATCTCATCGAGACCTGCGTGGTTGAGGATGACCACGCAGCGTTCCGGAGCGTGGCACCGAACCTGGACGTTCCCATGCTCGCCGACATGGTGCGTGAACTCTTCGCCGAGTACACGGGCGCAGAAAACCCTACGAAGCAGGAGTCATCGTCGGGTGGATCGTAAGCAACTGGCGCGACTTCGACGGGTGGTGCTCCGCTCGCGGGCTTGACCTCTCGGCCCTAAGTGCGGATCGCGCCTGCCACCTCTACCTCTTCGCCCTACGCGAGCACGCCGACGAAGCGACCCTAGCGAAGATCGACAAGGCGCTAGAGCCGCCTCGGTCCATGCGTGTCGACGGGCGCCCGGCATGGTTCGGCACGGATGAGGACGCATGGGCGCAGTTCCAGGCTCAGCTAGGGGGCTAGCATCCAGGGCGTGGCCCTGGGTGAAGCTCGCATCGTCATCATCCCAGACCTCTCGGGCTTCGAGGACAACCTTAGGCGTGACCTCAAGGCGGCAATCAAGGACGCCACTAGGGGCGACGCGTTCAACGAGATCTCTCGCGACGCGGAGCGTGCAGCCGAGCGCGTGGAGAAGTCTTTCAAGGAGGCGGCGCATCAGTCGAACGTCGCCCTAGGCGGCATTGCGGCGGGGCTCGGGAAGGGCGTCGCCCTCATCGGCGCAGCGCTAGCCGGGCTCGGGATTAGCAACTTTCTTCGAGAGGCCGCCCTGGAGGCGGAGGCGGCAAACAAGGCCATCGCCGCAACGGAAGCTCTCATCAAGTCAACGGGCGGGGTAGCGGGCGTTACGCGCGAACAGGTGCTGGCGCTCTCCGATTCGCTGCGGCTCACGATCGGCGTTGACGACACGGCGGTCATCGAGGCGAGCAACGTTCTTCTAACCTTCAACAAGGTTGTCGGACCCATCTTCGACGAGGTGATGCTGCGGGCGGCCGACATGTCGGCCGTGTTCGGCTCCGACCTCTCGGGCGCGGCCATGCAGTTAGGGAAGGCGCTTCAGGATCCAGAGAGGGGCATCAACGCCCTACGCCGGGCGGGCGTGTCGTTCACTGCGGAGCAGCGCGAAGTCATCAAGGCGATGGTCGAGGCAGGCGACATCGCCAGCGCGCAACGACTCATCCTTGACGAACTAGCGACTCAGTTCGGGGGAACCGCCGCCGCGTCGGCGAAGGCTACGGAGCGCATCGCAGCGAACTTCGGGGAGCTACGCGAGGCAATGGGCGTCGGGATCATCGGCGCGCTGGACGCCGTGACTCCCGCTCTCGTGGACCTTTCGATGGAGCTTCTCGGCCCGGTCACGTTGATCGGGGAGTCCCTCGGGCAGCTAGCCGTTCCGATCATCGAGACGTTCGGGCCCGTCATCACAACACTAGTCCGGTCCTTCTCAACACTGCTCGGGGACCTAGGAGTCGTGTTTGCGACCCTCGCCCCGATCATTCAGCCGATAGCGGCGATAGTCGGGGACTTCGCCACTCTCATCTCCGGGACCGTAGCGTCCGCCTTCAAGGCGCTCGCCCCCGCTATAGCGGTCGTAGGGGACTTCCTTTCCCGTATGGCGGCGATCGTCGGCAGGGCGCTATCCACCGCCCTAGAGCGGCTAGAGCCCGTGTTCGTCGCCATCGGCGCCGCACTCGCGGACGTGCTGGCAAAGGTTCTGCCGATCGTTCTAGACCTCTTCGTCGCCTTTGCTCCCGCGCTTGACGTGGTGGTCGACCTCATCCGCACCCTCGCCCCGATCGTTGCCAAGCTAGCGACGGTGTTCGCCGGGGTGCTAGCCGGGGCGCTCTCCGCCATCGTGGACGTAGTTAAGGACCTCCTGCCGCCGCTAGCCATCCTCGTGCAGCGCGTGGCGGTGGCGGTCATCCCGGTGTTCGAGCGCATGGCGGAGATGATGGCGGGCATGCTCGCAACGGTCCTCCCGGCGATCGTTGAGATCTTCCGCGCCCTTGTGCCGGTGTTCTCGATGCTCGCCGACGCTCTCGGGCAACTCCTCCCGCCCTTCCTTGTGTTCTTGCAACAGGTGATGGCGGGGCTGGCTCCGCTTCTGCCGCAGATAGCGCTCCTGTTTCGTGATCTCGCCATGGCGCTGCTCCCCCTCCTCCCGCCGCTCATCGACCTGGCGATGGTCGTCCTCCCCCCCTTGACGCAACTCCTTACGGCGCTCACGCCGGTCATCGTTGAGCTAGTCGGGACTCCGCTTCAGCTAGCCGTGGAGGGCTTCACGCTTCTAGTGGTAGCCATCCAGGCGCTTGTCCCGTACCTGGTGGAGACCATCGACAAACTCGCCGAGCTAGCCGAGTACGTAGCGGAAGCGATCGCGTTCGTAACGGAAGCCACTAACGAGGTAGTCAAGTTCGGCGGTGTATGGGCGACCGTATCCGCGGCGATCGTCGTTGCGTTCAACGCCACCAAAGAGTGGCTTGTCGGGGCATGGCAGGTCATAAGCGCCAAGGTGCAAGAGGTGTTTGCCGTCATCGCCGAGAAGGCTTCCGCTGCGGCGGCGTGGATTCGTGACGCGTTCTCAACTCTCGTAGACTTCCTCTCTACCGTATTCGCCCCGTTCCTTGCGGTAGTTGACTTCGTAACCGACAAAGTGTTGTGGATGTTCGTCAATAGAGCTAGGCAGATTGGCGAATACTTCCTGCTTCTCTTTGACGGGGTGATCAAGCCGAGCCTTGACGCCCTTAGGGCTGCCTTTGAGTTCGCCGCTAACAACATCGGGGCCGTGTGGGAACTCCTCACGAGCGCAGCAGCGAAGGCGTGGAAGGGGTTCACCGAGTCTGCCGCCGTAGCGTGGAACGTCTTTACGACTGCCGTCGAGGTCGGGCTCAAGGTGTTCCGCACTGTTCAGGAGGTGGTGGCGGTTGCCTTCGGCGTCGTTGAGTCCACGGTTAGCCGAGTGAGCGGGGCCATCGGGACCGCCTTCGCAACGCTAGAACCGGTCGTGACGAAGGTCGCAGGAGTGATCGGAACCGCCTTCCGATCCGTGTTCAACGGCATCGCCCGAGCGTGGAACAACACGGTAGGACGCCTGAGCTTCGACGTCCCGGACTGGGTTCCTGTCCTCGGCGGCGCCTCCTTCGACGTGCCAAACATCCCGGAGTTCGCCAACGGCGGGATAGTCCAGACGCCGACGGTTGGCGTCATCGGAGAGGCGGGGCCCGAGGCGGTCATTCCCATCACTCGTCCCGGTCGCGCCATGCGGCTCCTTGAGGAGTCCGGCCTTGCCGACATGGTTCGCCCGCAGGCAGGGCCCGCCGTGATGATCCAGAACGCCGTGTTCGCGTCCGCTACCGATGCCGATCTCGTCGCTCAGCGAGTGAACGCAGCGCTTCGCGTTAGGAGCTTCGCGTGACCATCTGCCTCCTCCCCCCGGCAACCGGGTCGGCCACCCTTACCGCCACGGGGCTCGCCGCCTTCCCGCTCGTGTGCGAGCAGGGATGGAGCCTTGAGCAGCTACAGATCGGGTTCCCCGGCGCGCGCCCGGTTGTCCGGTCGAGAGCCCTCGCCGACGGGGTGTTTGACGAGTCGAGGTACCTCGGCTCGCGCGCCGTGACTCTCACGCTTCGCATCGCAACTCCCACCGCCACTCAGGCGGCGCTCGATGCTCTCATGCCCTTCCTGTCGCCGCGTCGCCGCCCGATCCTCACCTACGCGCTAGCCGGAGATCCCACTGCCCTCCGGTCGCTCGAGCTAAGAGGCATTGACGCTCCGGTAGTCATTGACGGCCCGTCCTACCAACGCATCGTGTGCTCGTGGGTGAGCACGGACTCCTTCGTCCAGGGGGCGAACCAGCATTGCGTGCTCTTCGAGGCGGGGGCGGTCACGGGGCGCACCTATAACCTCGTGTTCAACCGCGTCTATAGCTCGACGGGCAGCACTTCCACCGGCACCATCACGAACGTGGGCAACGCTCCCGCCCACTGGACGGCCGTCCTTACGTCCACGACCACGGACCCGACGGTCCGGATCAACGGGGTGGATATGACGTTCGATCAGAACGGAGGGGTGTCACTTGTCGGGTCGCAGACGCTCAATATCGACACGCGCAACCGGACGATCCTGCTCAACAATGACCCCTTGACCCCTGCCTATAACCGCACGAACTTCTTTGATTGGACTTGGGACGACCTGCTCCTTCAGCCGGGCAACAACGTCGTGCAATACATCCTGGACCCGGGCGACGACTCGTCGCTAACCCTCTGCTACTACGACTACTGGCTCTAACGTGGCGCCTTACTTCTCGCTCGCCGTAGGACTGCCATCTACGGGCCCGGTTCAAGAGGTCATCGACTTCGGCCAGTGGTCCTTAGACAACAACCTTGACGACGGCTGCGCGATCTCGTTCGACATTCGTGGGAACTCCGTGGCGGCTCAAGCCATCGACGAGCTAGCGACCGACGTCTGGCTCTACCGAGGCTCGGCGCTTTACCAGCGGTTCCGGATCGTGAACACGAGCCAGCAGTGGGGGCCCGACGGTGAGGACATCCTCACGGTCTCGGCGGCCTGTTACCGCCGACTCCTCAAGTCTCGCCACGTCCGCTCGCCCTTGAGCTACGTGGCGACATCGCAGGGCACGATCGCATGGAATCTCGTGCAGCACGCGCAGGCGGCAACCAACGGATCGCTCGGGATAACCCTTGGGTCGGCGGGCCCGGTTGTAAACCGAGACCGGACCTATGTCGTCGGGCAGAACATCTTCGACGCCATCGTTGAGATGACGCAGATCGCGAATGGTTTCACGTGGAACATCAACGCGTCACTCCAGCTAGAGATCTCGCAGGCGGCCCTGTATCCGGTCGCCACCATGCCGTGCGAACTAGGAGTAGTGGCGCGATCTATGGCGCGCCCCTCGTCGGCGGAACGCTTCGGCAACGTGTCTATTGCCACGGGCGACTCGTCTTCCACTACGCCCGTGATCTCAGAGGCGGCGGGGCTCCCGACGGATACCCGGGGCAGATGGGAGCGCCTCGCGTCCTTGTCGGCAGTCAAGGCGCAGGCGCAGCTAGTCGAGCTAGGGAACGGGCTCCTTGAGCAGTCCATCTCACCGGTGTCGACGTGGCGGATAGAGATGGAGCCGACCCGCTACTTTGCCGACGCCGAGTACCAGCTAGGGACGATCTTCACGATCGTGCAGCCACGATCAACGGTCTACCCGGTCGGCACTCCGGCTCCGACTGTCCAGGCGCAGGTTATCTCGCGCAACGTCACGCAATCAGCGGACGGCGCCCTCACAGTAGTGATTACCGCCGTGGAGCTTCCGTGATCCCTCGCGCGACTACCGGGCCCATTGATGAGCTAGCCAGCGTCCTATCGGACCTTCGGGCCCGGTTAACAGTCGTGGAGCTACTTGCTCATCGGCACCTCTTCCCGCTCGATCCGACGACATGGACCGCTGTCGCCTTCGCCGGTGGATGGGCGAACCTCGGGGCCCCGGCGCAGGTCGCGCAGTACCGGCGCGTCGGGGATGAAGTCCAACTCCGAGGCGTCATAGCGGGCGGCACCATCGGGCTCGCCGCCTTCACGCTCCCGGCTGGGTTCCGCCCCCCGGCGACGCTCTACGGAGCGCAAGCGAGCAACGGCGCCTATGGCCAGATGTCGGTTACGGCCGCCGGAGTCGTCACGCCGATGGTCGGATCGGCCGTGTGGTTCTCGATCGACGCCCGGTTCTCCACGACCACCTAGAGGCCCCAACGCCAAAGGGGACCGGCACCCGTCGGTGCCGGTCCCCTCGGTTCTTTCGTGGGCTTCTCACCCACCGCGGCAACCCTAGAGTGTCTTTTGCACTAGGGGCTCGACCTGAGCATGGTACCGCTTCTGGTGGTTAGTATACACGATCCCGGCACGACGTCAAGCCCCAGCAAGAACTTTCTAGAAGTTTCTTCGGGAGGCCCGAGACGACCCTCGAAGGCTAGGATCGCCTCGTGTCACTAGATACGCCGACCTGGCTACAGAACGGGACTTACTCGGCGCGCCTTGACCGGATCTTCACCGACGTCCTCTTCAGCGAGGGCGTCATGCAGGTGGGGGCCGGGCAACTCCTCGTGTCGCAACGCGGAGCCGGGGCAGACAACAGCGTGGACATCGCCGCCGGGTATGCGTGCATCACGGGCGACGATACGGCAGACCAGGGGAAGTACCTCGTTCGCAACCGGGCGACCGTGAACCTCGCCGCTACCGCCGCTCCCGTTGCCAACTCGCGAATCGATCTCGTGTGCCTGCGGATCAACGACACTGCCGCAGGCGGCCCGGCGGGGAACAATGCCACCTTTACCTACGTCACGGGCGTCGCCGCAGCCTCGCCGACCCCTCCGGCGACGCCGACGAGCGCCATCGCTCTCGCCAGGGTTCTCCGCACCGTCGGCGATACGACAGTGGTGACGGCGAACATCACGGACGTTCGACCGCAGTCGCTCACCGCCTTCTCGAACACCCTCACCAACGCCGGAGACCTGCTCTCCTACGACGGCACGAACGCTATTCGCGTGCCGCTCGGGACCTCCGGGTTCCCGCTCGTTGCCGGGGCCACGAGCGTCGGGTGGGCGCAGGTGAGCACGACCGGCATCGCGGATTTGTCCATCACGGCAGCGAAACTCGCGACAAGCTCGGTGACCACCGCAAAGATTGCGGCGCTTGCCGTGGATAACTCGAAGCTCGCAACGGACGCCGTAGCCACTGCAAACATCCAAGCGCTTGCGGTCGACGCCACGAAGCTCGCAACCGACAGCGTGACCACCTCGAAGATCCAGGCTCTCGCCGTGGATAACTCGAAGCTCGCGGCAAACTCGGTTGACTCCTCGAAGATCGTTGACGGCACCATCGCCCTCGCTGACCTCGCCTCCGCCGTGCAAAGCCTCCTCGTGCCCGCTGGCGCCCTCATGCCCTACATCGGGTCATCGGCGCCGACCGGGTGGCTGCTCCACAATCAGACGGTAGCGAACGCCAACACCCTTTACCCGTCCCTCTGGGCGATCGCCCCCGCCCTCTGGAAGTCCGGCACTAGCCTCGTGATCCCGGATCTCAGCGACGCCGTACTGGCGCAAACGGGCGGTTCTGCCGCTGCGCTCGGGGTGACGGGCGGAGCCATGACGGTCACGCTCTTGACGGCAAACATGCCCGCTCACACGCATTCAATCGATCACGACCACCCGGCGACGACCTCAACGACGCAGAGCGTGAACCACACTCACGCCGTTAGCGACCCCACGCACTCCCACTCTCAGTTCGTCACGGCGAACGCAGGGACTGGAGGTCCTGGGCTCCGTCTCGATTACGACGCCGACGGAGCGGGGTCGCAAGCGTACGCGCAGGGCGTCAACACCGGAGGATCAAACACGGGCATCACTCTCGGCAGCGAGACCGCTAACCACACTCACTCTGTGGATCTCCCGAACTTTACCGGCACCTCCGGGTCAACCGGTTCCGGTTCGGCCGTGACCACTCGCCCCCGCCATCTCGGCGTGAATGTCATCCTCAAGGCGCACTAAGGAGCCCCCCATGAAGCCCATCACTACCGCAACCATCCGCACCGCCGTGCCTACGATCTGGACCACGGCAGCCGTGTGGCTCGTGGCTCGCCTCGGGCTCGACATCTCGGATGATGACTGGCAAGTCGTGCTCCTCGTGCTGCCGGTCATCGCAGGCGTGGTGTACCGGCTCGGTCGAGAGATCGAGTCTCGCTTCCCCGCCGTCGGGCGCGTCCTGTTCGGCTCATCCCTCCAGCCGAACTACGGGGAGCAGACGACGGATTGACCAAGGCGCCGAAAGGTGCGATAGGATGTCAAGCACGTCAGGAGCAACCCCGTCGCTCATCGGGGCCCGACGCAGGAAGGCCCCCCGTTTCGTGGTGTTCCGGGGGGTCTTCCGCCTTTTTCGGGCCTGGACGAGAGCGAGGATAGCCGTGCTCTTGAGCCCACCTAAGGATCTCTTCGCGCTCCCATGCGACCTCAACCCGTCCACGCCATGCGGGGCGCGGGAAGTCGCGAGTCTCTGCAAGCTGCCAAACACGCGATCGGCCAACGCCGAGCGCCTCGGCGACCTCATCCGTGCTGATTAGGTCGCGCAAAGAAGCCCCCTGGACAGTTGACAACTGGACAGTAACAACGAATAAGATAACCCACGTGACCCGACTCCGTCGCCTCTTCGTCGCCGACCGGTGGCCGTGGACCTGGTCCGTCTTCCTCCTCGCCTGGGGACTGATCCAGCCGCACGCGTGGATCGCAGCCGTGCAGGTCGCCGCCGGACTCGCCGTCACCGGCACCGCCGTCGAGATCGCCGACCGGGCACGCCGGGACCGCTGGCAGCTCGCCGGATGCGCCTCGATCGCAACCGGTGCGGCGCACCTCATCGGCGTCGGATGGCACCTCGTGTTGCTCGCCGCAGCGCTCGCCGTCATCGCCTGGCGGGTCGGCGACCGGACGCCCGGCGCGCAACGGGCGCCGAGAATCGACCGGCGTGCCACCCGCCGAGCCGAGCGTGATGCGCGCCACGACGCCGCCGACGCTGCCGAGGCGTGGCGATGACCTGGACGCCGCCGAGGACCGTGGCTCCCTTCCTCGATGCGTACCACTACCTCGGCGCGACTGGCCGAGGCATTGCGTGGAGCGACGAATTCGGCGTGCTGGTCCTCGCCAAGCCGACCTCACGAAGGCTCCCGCAGGACGGCACGTGGCTAGAACTCGTCCGCTGGTGTCTGGTTGGTCAACGCAACGGCGGCTCGCAGCAATGGCGCCGAGTTCGTCTGGCGCTCTTGCGAGACCGGCTAGACGTCACCACGATCGTGTCCTACAGCGACCCGTCCGCCGGACACACCGGCGCGCTCTATCGTGCGTGTAACTGGCAATGGGCGCCGACGTGGCACCGCCTTCGGACGCCGCCAACCGGCAACGGCGCATGGCGCAACGACAAGCCGCAAGCCGCCAAAGATCGATGGGTCTGCGCGCTTCGACGCGACGACCGGCGGGCTGAGTTGTTGAGCGTCAAAGACCAGGCGCTCGTTGCACGAGGATGCCCGAGCTACGCGGAGGCGTGGCGATGACCTGGCCTGCACCCGACCCGGCCGACCTCATCGCAACGTCTCCACTCTCCCTCGCCCCGTGGGAGTTGTCATCCGAGATCACCCCTCGCCTGCCGGGCGGATCGGTCACCGGGCGCGTGCGCGCTGCGCTCGACCGGCTCGCCCGGCGCGACGCCACGCCGACCCTCGGCGGGCCGAGCGCAACGCCGATTGCCGATGCCGCACCCGTTGACGGTGGGACGCCGTCGACCGGCGTGAGCCGACGCGCTCGACGTGAGCGTGACGCCTGCCGAGGAGTCGGCCGGGCGCCGATCCGCACCGCAACCGGCGAGCAGTTGTGCGCATGGTGCGACGAGCCGGTCGCCGTCGTCGACGGTCGCAGCGGCGCACATCGACGCCGCCAGGTCGTCATCAACGTCGCCTCGATCAACATCGGAGGGCCGAGGTCGTGAGCCCGTTCGAGCTGACGATCGCAGACGTTCGCAGGCACTTCACGATCGAACCGGGAGGCAACGGCTGGGAATGGTGGTCATGCGGGTGCCACGTCAAGCAACAACGCCGAAACTGGTGTCCGTACCATCAGGGGTTCTTCGACGGCGTGGAGGCGGCGCAGTTCTTCAATGGCGTGGAGGCGGCGCAGCAATGACTTTGACGGCGCGCCAGCGGGCCGCATGGAGCGACATGCAGGCGCACGTCCGAGGGCTCGACGTGCTCGCCTTATCCGAGTTCCGACGCACGCCGGAGGCGCGTCGATGGGTTGCGGTGGCCCCGCTCGGGCAGGTCGCGCACGCCGACGAGGCAAGCATCGCCGCCTACCTTGGCGCGCGCCTCGGTTGCTCGGTGGGCGCGCACGACGTGCGGGTGCGGCACGGCGCGCATCCGGGCGTACTCGTCATCGAGCAACGGGTCGTCGATCCGCTCGGCAAGCCGATCACCGGCGGGCTCGATGCGCTCGAGCGGCGTTCCAGCGTCCACCAGGGCACCGTGATCGGCCGATGCGAGGACGGCAGCGATGCCGTGCTGCGCTGGACCGGCGGGCACACGCTCCTCGTGGGTTCGACCGGCTCCGGCAAGTCAACGCTTCTGCGCTACGTCGCCGCTGCGCTCGGTGGCGTCAGTGACGGCGACGTGTGGGTAGCCGAGACCGGTAAACGCGGCGAGGACTACGGCGGGCTTGCGCTCGATCGACTCGTGACGACACCGGACGACCTCGCCGCAATGATGGCCGACTTGAGCGCGATCGCCGACCAGCGAGCCGGGCAACCGATCGCGCAACGGCGACCGATCGTCGTCATCGTCGACGAGTTTGCGATCGCCCGGGACGACCTCGCTCATGCGCGCAACGTGAGCCGCAGCGAGGCCGACAAGACGTGGCAGCGGGCGTTCTCACTGTGGCGATCGGCTGGCATTTCGCTCGTGATCGGCGCGCAACGAGGGACGAATGAGTTCGTTCCGGGCGCGCCACGATCGCAGGCAATGCAACGCGTGTGCATGCGCATCGGGTCGCCGAGTGAGTGGGGATTCATGGCCGCCGATCCGGGTCTCCCGAGCCGCCATCGGTGGTCGCCGGCCGACTTCCCGGAGCATGCCGGGATGCTCGCCTTGCAGCCGATGGGGTCGAGTCAGTGGCTCCGGGCGCGCATGTGGCACCTCCCCGACGGCGCCGCTACGGCCTACCCGGCGCGGGTCGGTGCCGAGGGTCGGCGATTGGCCGCCGACCCGGTCGCCTCCCAGCTCACGGCCGGTCCGACCCCTGCCGTCGATGACGCCGACCGTCGAGCCGCAACCAGGGCGCTAGTCCTGGCTGCGCTCACCGATCACCCGCAAGGCAAGCGAGCGATTGCCGACGCCTGCGGGCGAGGAGCCACGACCGTCCTGCCGGTGCTGCGCGCGCTGGCCGACGACGGGCTCGCAGTCCAGACACCGTCCGGCTGGCGCCGGACCCAACCAGGAGAGCAGCAACCATGAGCAACGACACGACCACGACCACCCGCCGAGGCCGCAAGCCTCTCTCGCCGCTCGAGGTCAAGCGTCGCGAGTACGACGCCGTGCTGGACGAGATCGCCGAGACGCAGGCGACCCTCGCCTCTCAGATCCAGTCCGCAAAGGATCTGGAGCGCACGCTTGCCGCGATGGAGGCCGACCGCAAGGCCATGCTCGCGGAGCAACGGACCGCCATCGTTCGCGACGCCGCCAAGCCCTAGCCGTAGAGCGAGCGGCGCCACCACCACGTCGGCGCCGCTCGCCTCCGGCTAGAACCCCACGAGTCCCGCCTCGATGTGGGCGAGCATCTCCTCCACGGCATCATCGAACGCGAGGAAGTCGGTCACGTCGCCCGGGCTTCCGGCATCGCACGACGAGAGCAGGTTGCACGCCGACCGCACGACCTTCGGATCGTACGACGCCGGGAAGCTCTCGGCGTACTGCGCCGCCTTGAGCGCCCGGTAGAGCGAGTTCAGCCCGACGGGCCGGGCGTTGCTCCGGGCGAAGCGCTGAAGGCGCTCGATCATCCGCCAAGCGTTCATGCGGTTGGCGACGGTCACTTCGGCGTACATCGGGGCCTCCTGGGGGGCGACGTGGTTGCTCATGCCCTCAGTATACACTAACCCGAAACACTGTCAAGCATTGTCGGCGAGAAAGTTCCGGCGGAGCGACGAGAGGATGCTCTCGGCGATCTCATCGTTGTCCGTCATCCCGGCGTCAACCCGGGACTGAACCATCGCGGCGAGCATCGCCACGGTGGCGTCGGCGAGGCGCCGCATCGGATCTTCGGAGATGGTGTTCGTGCTCATGTCTCTAGTATACACGATCCCGGAACGGGGTCAAGCGGGGAGGGGGATGATTAGCCGAACCAGCGACGGCGCTTCCGGTAGGCGAGGGAGTCCATGTCCTGGTGAGCCCCGAACCCGATCGTAAAGACGTGCTCGCCCTCGGCGTAGACCCGGGGCTCGCCTGCTCTCTCTGTTGCCACGAGAATCGAGGTAGGCGGGGTCGGGGAGTTGACTAGCTCATTGAGCACGTGGGCCGCAGCGATGGCGTTCAGCTTCGCCGCTTCCGTAGTGATCGCGCCCCCACTCACCAAGCGCCATTCAGCCTTGACGGTGAAGGTTTCGCTAGCTGCCGCCATCCTCCCAACCTAGCGAGTAGGATGCGCTCATGGCTGCGCCGACCGTCGCTGCGATTGTTGATGTAGCGCAACGCTACGTCGGGTTGGTCGAGGACCCGTACGGCTCGAACCGCACGACGCTCGTTGCCGAACTGGACCGCCGGTACGGCCCGGTCCAGCTCGCCAACGGGTCGTGGATCAACCGCGACGGACAGGAGTGGTGCGCCTCGGCCATCGCCGCCTGGCATCACGAGGCGGCCGGATGGCCTGCCGCATGGTCGTTGGAGATCGTGAGTTTCTACACGCCGCAGGATCGCAACAAGTGGCGATCGCTGAACCAGTGGAGCACGCTCGGCCTGCCCGGCGATCACATCTACTTGGACTGGGATCGGTCCGGCCAGCCGGATCACGTCGGGCTCATCGTCGAGGACCTGGGCGCGTCATACCGCACCGTCGAGGGCAACCTGAACCACATGGTTCAATCGGTCATCCGCCCCAAGAACGACAGTCGCATCATGGGTTTCGGTCGGCCGATCTACTCCGCCGCTCCCCCACCGCCACCACCACAGGAGGACGATGACATGGCCGTGCACCTCGTGCGTTCCGACGGATCGCAACCCGAATGCTTGCTGGTCAACGGTCGCATCGTCGGGTTCACCGACCCGGGCGAGCGTGACCGGGCGCTCGCTGCGACCGGCGCCGGGACGTGGATCGTCGAGTCGGACGCGCAGTGGGAGACGATCCTGCGGGCGCACCTCGGCGCGTAGGAGTTGCGTTCGTACCGCGTTCGTGGTATAAGTGCAGATCCAACCAACGCGGAGGAACTGATGGCCTTGTCCGGAGCAGAGAGAAGTCGCGCGTTTCGCGCTCGACGTGGAGCGGCAACCGGCAGGATCGGACGCCCGGCCGTCATGCCATGCGGCACGAACGCCGCCTACGCCCGACACCTGGCGCACAAGGAGACGCCGTGCGCGGCGTGCAAGGCGGCGCGAGCCGCCTACGTCGCCGAGGGCTACCGTCGTCGAGCCCTGGCGGCTAATCCTGCGCCCCCCGCTTGACGTCGTGCCGGGAACATGTATATACTGACGACATGAGCACCACCAAGATGATTAGGGAATACCGGGCAGCCCGGGAGGCGTACGTCGCCGCTCTTGACGCAGGGGATCGCGAGGCCATGCGGGCGACGCGGCTCCGCATGGCAAAGGCGGCGGTAACGCTCTACGAGAAGCTCGGCCTGGACGCGAGCCAGTTCAAGGCGTGACCGAGCTACGCCTAGCGTCTTGCCGCGTGGTAAGACGCTAGGCGTGGTGTGCATTGACGCTCAGTATCTGCTCGAAGGCGGGGAGTCGGCTCACAAGGTCTGGGAGGACCTAGAACCCTCCGAAGCAGTCGAGATCATTCAGGATCTCCTGCGGGAAGAGTCGCCCCCGGTCGCCGTGCTCGTCAGTCAGCGGGAGATTCCCGGGCCCGCTAAGAAAAGTTCCCCCTAAGGCTTGACCCCGTTCCGGGATCGTGTATATAATGACGACATGAGCACGACGATCAACACCGCCGCCAACGACCTCTCAATCATTCTCGCCGGGCACGCTCGCTGGCTCGCCGATCCCACGACCGGCAAGCGCGCCGACCTGCGAGGCGCCGACCTGCGAGGCGCCGATCTTCGTGGCGCTCGCCTTCGTGACGCTATCCTCTTCGACGCCGACCTCCGTGACGCCGACCTTCGTGGCGCCGACCTCCGGCGCGCCCAGCTATGCGGCGCCCGCCTCACCGGCGCCGACCTTGCCGGGGCCGACATGACCGGGGTGATCCGATGACGATCGACCTGCCGACCATCCTTGCGGAGCACGCTCGCTGGCTCGCCAATCCGGCAACGGGCAAGCGGGCCGACTTGAGCAATGCCGACTTGAGCGGGGCCGATCTCCGAGGGGCCAACCTCAAGCTGGCCAATCTGATCAGTGCCAAGCTCATCGGGGCCAACCTGGCCGGGGCGAACCTCGCCGATGCAGACCTGCGGGGCGCTTATCTCAACGGGGCGGACCTAACGGGGGCGAATCTGCGGTGGGCCAACCTCGGATGGGCCGACCTGCGGGACGCAGATCTAACCGGCATCGACTCAAGGGGAGCCAACGTCAACATGGCTACCGTAACCGGGGTAACGGGTGCGATCTGATCTTCGACCTTCCGAGAAAAGTTCTGCTCTCGCTTGACACTGTTCCGGGATCATGTATACTAAGGACATGAGCACGAACACCGCCGCCATCACCGCCACCTTCAAGGTCGGAACCACCTACGACACCGGCCGGGGTGATTACCGGTGGAGCTTCGTGGTCGTCGCTCGTACGGCTAAGAGGATGTTGATCCGGGACGTCCTTACCGGCGAATCGCGGCTCGTGGGCATCACTGTCAGCGACTTCAACGGTCCTCGCGAGATCGCCTTCCCGCTCGGGAAGTTCTCGATGGCTCCGGTCATCGACGCCGCTCGCCCGGCTTGACTTCCTGTTCATGCGGCCGATAAGATGCCACAACACCACGAAAGGCACACACATGACCATCGACCTGCCGACCATCCTGGCCGAGCACGCTCAGTGGCTCGCCGATACGGCGACCGGCCGGCGCGCCGACCTGCGCGGCGCCAACCTGATCGGGGCCAACCTCACCGACGCCGACCTTCGTGACGCCAACCTCACCGGCGCCGACCTCACCAGGGCCGACCTTCGTGGCGCCCGCCTGAATTGGGTCAACCTCAGCGGGGCCAACCTGATCGGGGCCAACCTGATCGGGGCCAACCTGATCGGGGCCAACTTGATCGGCGCCAACCTCACCGGCGCCAAGCTCACCAGGGCCGACCTTCGTGGCGCCCGCCTGAATTGGGCCAACCTGATCGGGGCCAACCTGATCGGGGCCAACCTCACCGAGGCCAACTTGAGCGGTGCCAACCTGATCGGGGCCGACCTCACCGGCGCGAAGCTCACCAGGGCCAACCTGATCGGGGCCAAGCTCGCCGGGGCCGACATGACCGAGGTGATCCGATGACTATCAACCTGCCGACCATCCTGGCCGAGCACGCTCAGTGGCTCACCGATCCGGGGACGGGCAAGCGAGCCGACCTGCGCGGCGCCGACCTGACGCACGCCGACCTCGTCGCAGCCAAGCTCACCAGGGCCGATCTGACCGAGGCCGATCTGACCGAGGCCAACCTGATCGGCGCCAACCTGATCGGCGCCAACCTGATCGGGGCCAACCTCAGCAGGGCCAATCTGATCGGCGCCGATCTCACCGGGGCCTACCTCACCGGCGCCGACCTGACCGGGGCCGACCTGACCGGGGCCAAGCTGATCGGGGCCGACCTCACCGGGGCCGATCTGACCGAGGCCAACCTGATCGGCGCCGACCTGACCGGGGCCGATCTCTTCGACGCCGACCTTCGTGGCGCCAAGCTCACCGGGGCCGACATGACCGGGGCCAACCTCACCGGGCCCGACATGAACGAGGTGATCCGATGACCCTCGACCTGCCGAATATCCTCGCCGAGCACGCTCGCTGGCTCGCCGTCCCGGGGACGGGCAAGCGCGCTGACCTGCGAGGCGCCGACCTGCGCGGCGCCGACCTGACGCACGCCGACCTCGTCGGCGCCAACCTCACCGGGGCCAAGCTGATCGGTGCCAACCTCACCAGGGCCAATCTCTTCGACGCCGACCTTTGTGACGCCGACCTTCGTGACGTCCGCCTCACCGGCGCCGACCTCACCGGGGCCGACATGAACTGGGCCGACCTCACCGGGGCCAAGCTCGCCGAGGCCGACCTCACCAGGGCCAACCTGATCGAGGCCGACCTCACCGGGGCAAACCTCACCGAGGCAAACCTCACCGGGGCCAACCTCACCGGCGCCGACCTCACCGGCGCCGACCTCACCAAGGCCAACCTCACCGGCGCCGACCTCACCGGCGCCAACCTCACCGGCGCCAACCTCACCGGCGCCGACCTGATCGAGGCCAACCTCACCGGGGCCAACCTCATCGGGGCCAACCTCACCGGGGCCGACATGACCGAGGTGATCCGATGACCCTCGACCTGTCACCTGCCGACCTGCATCGGCTCACGACCTGTCCGACGACCCGGCTGCACGTCCGGCCGGTCGGCGAGATCCTGCTCGAGCGGCGCCGCTCCGCCGGAACGTGCGCCGTCATCCTCGCCGACCTTGACGGGCTCAAGGCGATCAACGACACGCTAGGGCACGCCGCCGGTGACGCCGTGCTCCTGCTCGCCGCCGAAGTGATCCGGGCGACCGTGCGCGCCGATGACCTCGTGAGCCGATGGGGCGGCGACGAGATCCTTGTCCTCCTCGCCGACACGGCCGACGCCACCGACGCCGCGCACCGCCTCGCCGCAGCGCTCGACGGCCGGTGGGGCGTGCGGGCATCGGTCGGACTCGGGATCGGCGAGGCTGACGACGCCGTGCGCCAGGCAGATGCTGCCATGTATCGCGCGAAGCGGGCCCGGCGATGACCGGCGCGCTCGTGTGGATCGTCCTGCTCGCCGTCGCCAGCAGCCTCCTCGTGTCGGCGGTGATCCTCGTGCGCACCGGGCCCGGCTCGGCTGCGATGCGGCGGCGCAACCGGGAGACGCTGGCCGCCTGGGAGCGGCGGGAGGGCGAGCGATGATGTGGCCCGCACCCGTGGCGCAACGGTGGATCGTCGAGCGGTGTTGCGACGTCTGCGACACGGGCCAGCGAAGCGCACCGCACGAGCCGTGCTGGTCATGCGGCGGCCCGACCGTCGACGGCGCCATCTGGCCCGGCGATGACGACCAAGCCGTCGATGTCGTTCGGCCGGTGACGCCGTGAGCGCCTGGACGCTCCTGCTCGCCGGGTCGGTCGTCGCGTGGATCATCACCATCGTCCTCGGGCTGATCCCCGAGGGCGAGGGACGACCGCTCGACCTCCCGCACCGGGCGCACCTCACCGACCCGCAGCCGCAGCGGCGCCCCTACGACTGGCAGAACGAGCTATGACAACCGATGCACAACGACGAGGCGCGCGCAACCGGGCCCGTGGCGCCGACGCCGAACGCCAGGCGCAACGACTGCTCGAGCAGCTCACCGGCCGGGAGGTGATCCGGCTTCGCGCCCGGGTCGGGGCCGACGGCAAGACGGACGATCGGGCCGATCTGATCGTTCTCACCGACGCACCGATCGGCATCGAGGTCAAGAGCGCCTCGGCGATCGGCCGGATCACGGAGCAACTGCGCGTCGGAGTCGACCAGATGCGAGCGCAACAACGGCGCTCACGCATGATGCACCGGGCCGTCATGCTGCGGGCGCCCGGTGGCGTGTGGCTGGTCGCTGCCGACTGGGGCGAGAACCCGACCCTCACCACCTGCGCCACGGTGTCGTCGATCGCCAACAAGGACGTGATGTCGATCCTCACTGCCGAAAACGTGGTCGTGATGACCAGCGTGCGCTCGACGAGGGTGGCCGTCATGTCACCCGCAGCATGGTGGGACCGGGTGTGAGCACCTACCTCGCGGCCCCGCTTCTCAACCGCATCACTCTTCGTGGCGCGAGGCGCAGGATCGGCACGTTGCTCCGCTTGACGTGATCTTCATGGCTTGCCGGTTGCAAGCGGGGCACTTCATCGCCGTAATTCGCTCAGACGGCAGGAGACCACCCCAGATGCCCTCCGTCTCAAGGTTGTTTAGGGCCCAGTTGAGACACTCGCTACGGACGGGGCACTCGCCACACACGGCTAGGGCAAGGCGGAGATTCTCTCGCCAAAGCACGTAGCTCGCCCGATGCCGGGGCGGTCGCAGCGGGGGATGCCAGATGATATCGACGCGCCCCTTGCACGCCGCTCGATCCTTCCACCTCTCGTCGCTCATGGCCCGATCCACTCCCACTCGTCCCAGAGGGAGGCAGGCTCAAGACCGAGCCCTTCCGCGATCTTGCGGGCGTGGCTGCGCGAGATGTGCCCGTGGTGCCCGACCCGCTTGCCGACGATGCGGTCGATGTCGGCATGGGTGTACCCCCTTGCGAGGATCGGATGGACCGACCAGCGCGAGGACCGCTCCCATTGTCGATGACTCGCCTCCCACCATGCATCGCCCCACACCTCGCACGGGTGGATCCCGACACGACAGCAGATGCGGTCGGCTCGATCCAGCGTGATGCGCGGGATGCCCTTATCAACCGACTCTCTCGCGCGTTGCTGCGCCGTGAGTACCCGCAGCAGTGGCTCGATGTCAAGAAGGACGTTTGCCGCCTTGCTCATCGGCGGGAGTGGATGGTGCTTGACGTCATGCGCCGAGCCTAACACGATCCCGGAACGATCGCCTAGACAAAGACCGAAGAAAAAACTCTCTCTACGGCTTGACCCCGTGCCGGGTTCGTGTATACTAAGAACCACGAGCAGGAAACACCAAGGAGAGAACAATGATCAACGAGATCACCACCCCGATCCGCCGAGTCAAGGACCGGCACGTGATCGCCGGTCGGCTGGCCGCTATCCAAGAAGCGCGTGTGGACGTGGTGCATCCCATGTCGGCCCTCGCATGGGCGGACGGGTGCGGAGAGGCGAACCTCAACCTCACCGAGCCGTACCTGACGCCTACTGGGGTCGTCGCCTCCCTCTCGGGGGCAGCGTCCCCCACGGCGCTCCGGCACGTCGCCGCTCGGCTCGACGTGCCCATGCCCTACCTCACCCGGCTGAACGGGTCGGGCAACGGCGACCTCGCCGCCTACAACATCAACACCCTCTCGGGCCGGAATGACAAGACCGTCATGTCCCGGTGGCTGATGTGCGAGGACGGCGCCTACCTCCGAGCGGTGCTGAGCGACCGCTACGGCGCCATCGACAACGTGGACCTCGTGGCCGCAGTGATCACCGGGCTCAAGAGCGCCGGAGTCGGGCTCGGCGATTGCGAGGTGGACGCCGACATCACGGACGACCGGTTCCGCCTCCGGATCGCCGTCCCCGCCATCCAGCAGGCGGCGCCGGATCTCCTCGTGGGCTACCGCCCGCCGATCACTCCCGCCCGTCGCCTTCACGATCAGACGGGCGGCGAGGACCTTCCGGTCCTCTGGGCCGGGCTGGAGATCTCGAACTCCGAGACCGGTAAGGGCGCAGTGCAACTCCTCCCCCGGGCGGTCGTTCAGGTCTGCCGCAACGGCATGACGAAGACGGCCGACATGCTCCGACAGATCCACGTGGCGGGGCGACTCCAAGAGGGCGTGATCGACTGGTCCGAGTCCACCAAGCGCAAGTCGCTTGAGTTGACGACGAGCCAGGTCGAGGACGCCGCTCGTGCCTTCTGCTCCGTGAGCTATCTTGACAAGCTCATCGCCGAGATGCGTCAGGCGAAGGGCGCCACGGTGGAGTCGCCGACCACGGCGGTGAAGATCGTGGCGGAGCGCATCGGGCTCTCCGAGGCCGAGGGCAAGCGAGTGCTGGACCTCTTCGCCGCATCGGGCGATACGACGATGTTCGGGCTCGCCCAGGCCGTGACCGTCGCCGCCCAGTACGCGCCGGATGGCGACCGGCAGGCGGAGATGGAGGCCGAGTTCTGGTCGGTCCTCAACCTGGGCCCCGTCATCACGGCGTGAGCACTGTCAAGCCCCCGGGAGACGCCCTCCCGGGGGCTTGACAGTGTTCCGGAATCGTGTATTATGGGGGGGCGCAGCAAGAACACCAACGAAGGGAAGGCAAGCTATGACGGAGCTAGTGCCGATTCAGGAGGCCCGCATTACGCCGGTCGGGCGCGGCAGGAAGGACGTGGAGGTTCCGCTCGCGGACCAGGGATCCTCGCTTCTGGGGGCACTCCGGGATCTGTTCGCGGCGATCGAGGATCAGGTGGAGGTTCACGCCTCCGATCCGCTCGCCCTCGTCAACGCCCTCGCGAGCCTAGAGACCATCGCCGCCGGGGTGCGAGCAGTGCGGGATGACGTGAAGCGGCGGGCCGCCCTCGCCCTTCACGAGCAGCGGGTCCGGCGACTCACGATCACCGGCGTGGTCACCGTGGAGGCGACCACCGAGACCAAGCGCACCGGCTGGCGGTCTGACGACCTGCTGACCGAGTGCTTCGAGCGCTCCGACCTTCGTGCGCTTGACACGTCAACCGGAGTCGTACTAAACTCACGGGAGAGCGCCGAGGCGATGCTTCGGTGGATGCGGCCGGAGTGGAAACTAACGGCGGTCCGGGAGCTAGGGATCAACCCCGATGCCCACTGCGCAGTCTTGAGCGACGACGACGGGCACCCCGTTCGGACGCCTTCGCTCAAGGTGATCGACAACACCACACGAAAGGAATGGAGATGAGCATGTACGCCGACCGGTCCGAAGGGATCGAGAAGTTGGCCCCGGCCCTCGTGCGGGCCCTCGGGTCCCTCACGGATGTGGCTAGGCAGGCCACGGCGAAGGTGGAGACGAAGGGAGGCGGCAGCTACATCTACAGCTACGCGACCCTTTCCGACGTGATCGCCAACGTGCGCCCCGTCCTCGCCGCCAACGGTCTCGCCGTCACCCAGACGGCAGAGGTGAGTGACGACGGGTTCGTGCGAGTCTGGACGACCGTCATGCACGAGTCCGGGCAGTTCGTCACGCACCGGCCGATCCGGTTCCGGGCCGAGGGGACACCTCAGTCCATCGGATCGGCGATCTCCTACGGTCGACGCTACGCCCTCCTTGCCGCTCTCGGCGTTGCCACGGAGGACGACGACGGGCAGGAGGCGGCCCCGAAGCGTCCTGCGCCCCGCAAGGCCGCCGCTCGAGGGGCGGAGCCCATGCCGCCCGTCAAGACGGCGCCCGCCACCCCCAGGACCGACGCAGAGGCCGAGATCCGGCGCCTCATCGGCAGCCAGTCGGGGGACATGGCGGCACGCCTCAAGGCGGAGTTCGTAGAGGAGTGGGGGGAGCCGCTCTCCGCGATGGCGCCGGACCTCCACGAGCCCGCCTTGTTCTGGATGCGCGAGCGCATCGAAACCCTTGAGGCTCTCGCAAACTGATGCCGGGGAGTCCCGAGCAGCCGTGTCGGAGGCCGCTCGGGACTGCCGCCGGGGGGGGCCGAGCGGTGGAACTCGGCGAGTGACAACCACGGGAAGGAGCTGTCGTGAACGAAGCTAGCACGTCCGCGAACGCAGTAACAACTGACATCGGTCGGTGGGCGATGGTCCCGCTATGGGTCATGCGCCGCCTTACCGCCATCCCGAACGGCGGCACGGGCCTTGTCATCTTCGTGGCTCTCCACCATTGGGTCGGCCGCGACGGCGAGTGCTGGCCGAGCGTAAAGGCGATCGGGGCGCTCACCGGCTTGTCTGCCGACTCGGTGCGTCGTGGTCTTCGAGCCCTTGAGTCGGTGGGCGCCGTGACCGTGATCCCCCGCTACGCGGCGGATGGGGACCGGAGCAGCAACGCCTACCGGCTGCGATACGTCAACCCGGAATCTACGCCCACCTCCTCGCAAGAACGCGAGGACCCCCTCCCCGCAGATTCGCGAGGGGAAGTAGAACCAGTTATTGAAGAAGAAGAAAAACACTCTCTTGCTCACGTTGCCGTGAGCGAATCTGCCCCCACCCCCTCCGTGGCGCTAGCGAGAACCGAGGAGCCCGATGGGTTCGAGGACTTCTGGCGGGTCTACCCGCGCAAGATCGGCAAGGCGGCGGCGGCTAAACGCTGGGCCCGGATGACCGACCAAGAACGGGCGGCTGCGGGCGAAGCGATACGACTTCATGCCCAGAGGTGGGGTAGACTACGAACGGAGTCGCAGTTCATCCCGCATGCAGTGACGTGGCTCAATCAAAGGCGATGGGAGGACGACATGACCGCCGAGCACTCGATGGACGCCAAGGCCGTCCCGAGCGCCGTCCGGAGCGCCGCTGCGCTCTACGAGCGGGCAAGAGCCGAGGAAGCCGTAGCTCGCCCGATGTTGGCGCTCCCGACCTACCAGGAGGACGACGACGATGAAGCTTTCTGACGCCGCCCGCCTCGTCACCATCCTTGCCGCAACGGGCCATGGATGGACCGACGTCCACGTTGAGACCTACGCGCACGAGATGGCGCGAGAGATGGACGACGCCGCCGCCGCCGAGGTAGCCGTTCGGAGGATCGTCCGGGAGTGGACCAAGACGGCACGCCCGCCCATCGGAGTCATCGTCGCCGAGTACCGCCGAGAGGTAGAGCGCCGCAACCTTGAGCGGGCAGGCATCGGCCCGGCCCCCGCGAAGGTCCCCTACGACGACGGCATCGCCATAGCGCGCCAGGCGTACGCTGACGAGCGCATCCGCCGAGGGCGCCGCCCGGACTACGAAGCGTTCGAGCGATGGGTGGGCAAGGCGTGAGGCGAACCCCGCTGGCCCGGCGAACACCGCTCAAGGCCAAGGCCCCCATGAAGGCGCCCCAACCCCGCCCCGTCGCGTCGAGCCTGTATGAAGCCGTCCTGGCCCGAGACGGAGGTTGCCTAGCGCGCTCGACGGTACCGGAGGTCGCCTGCTTTGGCCGGATCGACCCGCACCATCTCCAGCCACGAGGCAGGGGAGGGGCGGACACGGCCGACAACCTCGCGTCCCTTTGCCGGGCCCATCACCGATGGGTCCACGACCACCCGCAGCAGGCGACACTTCTCGGCTTGCTCCGATCCGCCCGACCGAAAGAACGCCACCCATGAGCAGCAACCGAAACGGCCCCATCCGCGTCCTGTCGCAGGCGGAGATCGAGGCCGACCTAGCAGCAGTGTCGAAGGAGCTAGAGATCCAGACGCACTTCTACGCCGATCTCGCCTCGGCAGCCGCCACCGCTGAGGCGGACTTCAAGGCGACCTTCGCCCGGGCCGTCGTGGGCATGTCGGCGAATCAATCCATGAAGCTCACCTCGGCCGAGAAGCAAGCTCGAGCGGAGGTCATCGCCACCGATGACTTCCGCGCGTGGAAGCTCGCCGAGGCGCGCCGCAACGCCACTAAGGAACTCCTGCTCTCCCTTCGCGCAAGGCTCGACGCCCTGCGCTCCCTTGCCGCCAACGTCCGTTACCAAGTGGGATCCTTCTGAGATGGCTCGCCCCAAGATCATCACCAGCGCCGCCGTCAAGCCTCACGAGGTGCAGCTAGAACTGCTTGAGCGGGCAGTCATCGAGGGGCAGCGAGCGCTAGAGCGCCGCAACGCCCTCATCGTTGACCTTCACGCCGAAGGGGTTCTAACCAAGGCGGCAGCCTTCCATCGGCTCAACTACGTCCGGTCCGTGCTCGGCGCCGAACCGCTTACGCGCTCAGCCGTAGATGTAATCATCCGGCGGGACCGGGCCCGGCGCGACGCCCCCGAAGCGGTAGCGCAGTTGTTGACATCCCGTTCCGAGATGGTGTACCATAGCGACGATGAACACCACCACAGCGATGATTCAGCACGCAGCCAGTAGGGGCCGAGTGCAACTCTATGACGGTCGGTTCGCTACCCTGGTCTCATGGCCGGGCGCCGGGATGAGGAAGCGCAACGGCAAGGCCCGCGTTCTCCTTGCGAACGGGCGCTATCTGTCAGTGGACGTGCGCGACGTGTACCCGGTGCCAGAGTGATCACCGACGTTCTCATCAGCCACGCTCAAGCGGCGATGGACTGCTACGAGATCTTTGGCACCCTCAAGCCGAAGCTGTGGGCAGTCGCCCCTAGCGGAGCGAGCCTGGTCGCCGAGCCGCTGACCGCCAAGAGCGAGGCGAGTGAACCGGCGAAGCAGAGGATCCTCTCGGCGATGGTCCACTCCGCAGCGCCTGCCTTCATCGGAAGGTGTGACGAGGTGTGGTTCAGCGCGGCGCATCTAGATCGGACTCAAGCGCTCGAAGCGCTAGCCGAGGAGGACCCGCGAATCCGCACGGGCATCCAGGCCGTAGCCTTGGACTGCAAGCGCATGGTTCTAGCGTCCCTCCTCGTTGAGCCCTTCCTTGACGACGACGGGACGCAGCGATGGCGGCAGATAGGCGTGGACGCGAAGCTCTTCGCCGGGCCCAAGAAACTCCTCGTGCAAGCGACCAAGGCCGAGCGCGACGACTTGAGTCTCATCGACGTATCCGACGCCCTCGGCTGGGCGGTCTTCACGCTCGAGGGGGACTCGTGATCCAGGGCAGGACAAGAGTCCTCCCGCCGGTCGCTGCCGACCAGTTCGTGATCCCTGACGACATTCTACGGGATGCGGGCGGCAGGCCCTGCGCCGCCTATCTCGGGGGGTTCGCACGGCATGCCGCCGCTCTAGCCCCCTTGATCGCCCAAGGCGGGCGCAACGGCCGGGAGAGATGGGAGCACGGTCGGGAGATCATCGACGCCGGAGGCGCAAGGGGGGAGGCCCTACGCGCCTACGTAGCCGAGGCATGGGCCCGGTTCTCGCGCATGCTGCCGGACGAGGCTCGCGCAACGATCGAGACGACACACCCCGCTACCCGCCCCAAGCTCATGCCGGGCACGGGCTGGACGGGCTTCGTGGCGAATCGGGACGTGACGCTCAACTACCACCGGGACACCTCCAACGCCCCGGGCTGGACGGCAGTCCTCGCCATGCGCCGAGACGCCATCGGCGGGCACCTCCACCTCCCCGAGCTTGACGCCTGGCTCCCGATGGACGACGGAGACGTAGCCTTCTTTCCGGGGCTCACAACGTGGCACGGGGTCTCCCCGGTGTCGCTCGGGCTCGACGGCTACCGGCTTACCCTCGTCGCCTACCCGAAGCGGTTCGTGCGATGAACCACGGATGCGCCGTCAAGGGCGGATGCCGAGCCAAGTCCGAGCGATCAGTGCGGCTCTTCGTAGACGGCCGCTGGTACTGCCCCACCCATGCCCCCGGCACGGCCGATCGGAACTGCTCACATAGCCTCCAGTCGAACGGCCGGTGCGCGTTCTGCGCCTGTGCAATGCGACCCGAGTAGTAAGCTGGCGAACGATGAGCGACCTTAGTTACATCGCCGAGGATCTTCGCCCCCTAGCGACACCGCTCGACCTGCTCAGCCCCTTCCCCGGGAATCCGAGGCGGGGTGACGTTGAGGCGGTGAAGCGCAGCTACGAGCGGTTCGGGCAGCGGAAGCCCATCGTGGCCCAGCGCGACGGCACCGTCATCGCGGGCAACCATCAGCTCAAGGCGGCGCAGCGGCTCGGCTGGTCCCACATCGCCGTAGTGTGGACCGACGACGACGAACTGACCGCTAAGGCGTTCGCGCTGGCTGATAACCGCACGGGCGATCTGGGTGGATACGACGATATCGAACTAATCGAGTTGCTACAGACCGTCGCCGTGGACCCGGATCTATTGAACACAACGGGTTACGAAGAGAGCTTCATAGCGGATCTCATCAAACGATATGAAGTTCCTTCACTCGATGCTCTTGCTGGCGTTTACGGGGAATCAGATGAAGATATGCCCAGCGAGAAACTAGCAGTGATCAAGTTGCTAGTACGTCGCGAAGTGGAACAACGCTGGTCAAACTATCGAAAGAGCATCGATGGAGATGCGAGTGGGGATAACGACGAGGCGTTCGTAAACCACATCCTAGATCGTCTCATGGATGTATAAGTTCCTTACCTCGTATCATTACTTTCGTAAGGGCGATCTATCTAAGATCACTACGGCAGCATCTCTCGGCGTAAAAGTCTTTGGTGATTCAGGGGCCTTTAGCGCAGCATCGCAGGGATCAACAATTATTCTAGAAGAATACGCAGAGTGGATTCGCAAGTGGCGGGGAGTGCTGGCACCTTATTCCAACCTCGACGTTATCGGTGACGAAGCCGCAACGTCTCGTAATCAGCGTAGCCTTGAACGACTTGGGCTCAACCCCTTGCCCGTGTTTCATGTCGGGTCCTCATGGAAGACTCTTGAGGCATTGTGCGAGGAATATCCTTATATTGCCCTAGGCGGGATGGTCCCATACCGAACGGCAAACCTCGGGCCGTGGTTAGTGCGTTGTTTCAGAATCGCGGATCGTTACGATGCGAAGTTTCACGGTTTCGGACAGACTAGACACGAATACCTCCGAAACTTTCCCTGGTACTCAGTGGATTCATCCTCCTGGGGGGCAGCCTTTCGTTATGGGCATATAGCGTTATGGGATGCAGCATCAAAGAAGTTCGTCGGCGTGACGCTATGGGATCGCACTAGCGTCTACCAACACGCTCAACTTATTCGCGAGCATGGCGCGCAGCCGGAACAGCTTCTCGATCGCTCTCTCTATAACAGGCGTATTGCGGTAAAGATGTCGGCAAAGGCGTGGATCAACTACGAAGGCTTTCTGCGGCATCTCCACGGGCAGATAACCCTCCGATCGAGCAGCGCCGATAGCTCGCATGGCACTCATCTTTACCTGGCCCTCGGATCGGCGAAAGAGGGAATCGATGCTGCTTCCGTTCCGCATATCTTCCTAGCTGAAGGAAGTATTGACAACCTCGTAGATGTCGTTGCGAAGAGACAGGAAACATAACGTGCGAGTAGTTGCGATCGTGTCGGGCGGTATGGACAGCGTTACGCTGGCCCACCACCTAGCAGAGCAGGACTTCGGCCTTCATCTCCTTTCCGTCGACTACGGGCAACGGCACCGCAAGGAACTTGACTACGCGGCTCGCTGCGCGAAGCGCCTCGGAGCGAGACACTCGGTCGCCGACCTATCGAGCATCACGAAACTTATCGCCTCGTCCTCGCTCACCTCGGATCTCGACGTGCCGGACGGCCACTATGCGGAGCAGACGATGCGAGCGACCGTGGTCCCGAACCGGAACATGATGATGCTGTCGATCGCCTGCTCGGTCGCCGTGTCCGAAGGAGCGCAGTACGTCGCAACTGGAGTCCACGGCGGGGATCACTTCATCTACCCCGACTGCCGACCGGAGTTCGTAGCGTCCGTCAACGCCGCCTGCCTCATCGGCAACGTGACGTTCGGCAAGGACTTCAGAGGCGTGATCGCTCCGTTCGTCCATCGGGATAAGGCGTGGATCGCAGGCGAGGGGGACCGACTTAGAGTCCCCTGGACTGAGACGTGGAGTTGCTACAAGGGAGGCGACCGCCACTGCGGTAGGTGCGGGACGTGTGTAGAGCGAGCAGAAGCGTTCCACCTTGCCGGTGTTGTTGATCCGACCGACTACGTGGACGCCGAGTTCTGGCGAACGAAGGTCGGGGCATGAGAGCGACCGTTCGTAGGCACGTAGACATCGACGCCGGGCATCGAGTAGCCCGACACGAGTCGAAGTGTCGCCACCTGCACGGTCATCGCTACCGAGTCACCGTTGAAGTGGAAGGCCCCATCATCGCCGACGACGGCCCAGAGCACGGCATGGTCATCGACTTCGCCCGAGTCAAGGCCGCGCTCGCCGAGGTCCACGACGAGTGGGACCACCGACTGCTCCTGGGAGAAGACGATCCACTCATTGAACAGATGATCGGCTTGCCCGGAGTCGTCGTACTTCCTGTTCAGCCGACCGCCGAGAATCTTGCCGCCCTGGCTGCTGAGCGCCTAGCGATCCTGCTTGCGCCACTCGCGGTCATACGGGTTGACGTGGAGGAGACCGCCTCATGCACGGCGACCGTCTACCGCTAACCCCTGCGCCGACCTCGACCTGGCTTTCTGTCAGTGAAGTGTTCGGACCAACGATTCAAGGCGAAGGCCCGTCGGCGGGTCGCCCGGCGATGTTTGTGCGCCTCGGTCTTTGCAACCTTGACTGCTCGTGGTGCGACACTCCTTATACGTGGGACTGGAGTGGTAAGAACGGCGTCGCTTATGACCGCACCAAGGAACTGTCAAGAGTCGCAGTTGACGAGATCCTCAACCGCCTACACCGAGACGCCCCACAAGAGGTTCGTAGGGTCATCGTTACCGGAGGCGAGCCGATGGTCCAGGCCAACGCCTTTGCCTCCCTTGTGGGCGCCTTGCGAAGCTCGGGCTGGCACGTTGAGGTTGAGACTAACGGCACCCTGGATCTTCCCGAGGCGCTCCGGGATGATCCACCGCAGATCAACTGCTCCCCGAAGCTTGCCAACTCCGGGATCCCTTACGATCGTCGCATCCGCCCCGACGTGCTCCGTCGGTTGGTCGAGTACGGGGCATCATTGAAGTTCGTGGTGGAGTCGGAACACGATCTCGATGAGGTTCACAAGGTTGTTGACCTTGCCGCTTGCCCACCCGAACGCGTTTGGTTGATGCCGCAAGGCACAACGCGCTCCTCAATCCTTGCCGCACTCCCGGACCTGTTCATGCTCTGCGCCCGTCGTGGGTGGAATCTCTGCGTGCGCCTACACGCCCTTACTTTCAACGATCAACGAGGAATCTAGTGACCACCGTTATTAGGCTCTCCTGGGCAGACATCCAGCACGAGGCGCACCGAGTGGCGGAACGCAACGCCGGTAGCGCTCTGTCTAGCGTCTACGGGATCCCAACGGGGGGCGCTCCCGTTGCTGTGCTGGTCGCTGAACGCCTTGGCCTTCCCCTTGCCGACACGCCAGAGCCGGGCAGGACGCTCGTCGTTGACGATCTCGTAGACACCGGCACCACCATGAACCGTTACGTGATGCGAGGCTTCCACTGTGACGCCCTGTACCGGAAGCCGATCGCTCCTGCCGGTTTCGCCCCTAACGCCACCCTTGTCGATGGGTGGCTGACGTTTCCGTGGGAGAAGAACGACGGTGACCCCACGGACGCAGTTCTGCGGCTCATCCAGCACATCGGGGAGGACCCAACTCGTGATGGATTGCGCGACACGCCCAAGCGCGTGATCAAGGCTCTAAGGGAGCTTACGTCTGGCTACGAACGTGACCCGGCAAGCATCCTCGGCACGACGTTCGAGGTTGGGCACGATCAGATGATCGTGCTGCGTAGCGTCCCGTTCGCGAGCCTGTGCGAGCATCATATGCTGCCGTTCATCGGCACCGCTACCGTGGGGTACGTCCCAGCCCCCGACGGCAAGGTAGTCGGACTCTCGAAGCTCGCTCGTCTCGTGGAGGCCTACGCCCGACGCCTTCAAGTGCAGGAGCGCCTAACCGATCAGATCGCTAAGGCGATAGAGGACCATCTGGACGTTATTGGCGTGGGCGTTGTAATCAAGGCTAATCATACGTGCATGTCTTTGCGGGGAATCGGCAAAGCGGCAGAGATGGTTACCTCCCGCATGACTGGCGTTCTAAGGACCAACCTGGAAGCTCGCAATGAGTTTCTCAAACTGGCGGAATGAATAGATGGCTAGACCGGTGGGCAGACCGAGTAAACTAACACCCGAGACGCAAGATAGAATCGTCCAGGCGATTCAAGCAGGAAACTACGTTGAGATCGCTGCCCAATACGCAGGCATCGGCAAGGCCACGCTTTACCGATGGCTTGAGATGGCCGAAGATCCAAACTCCGATACCAAGTATCGGGAGTTCAGGGACGCCGTAGAAAGCGCTAGAAGCGCCGCCGAGATTCGTAACGTCGCGCTGATCCAGAAAGCGGCAAACGATGGCACCTGGCAGGCGGCGGCTTGGTACCTCGAACGCACCGCCTGGCAACGGTGGGGGCGACGCACGATGGTCACAGGCGATGCCGGAGAGCCGATCAAAGTGGAGGTAGACCATCGGCAGACGCTCCGGCAAGTGCTCGGGCTGGACGGCGATGCCGCTCCTGCTGACGGCTGATAACCGGTCGTGGATCGACCGGTGGCGTGACGACGGGAGCCTCGCCGCTCGCGTCGAGTCCCTAACCTCGGCGCAGGCGCAGGAGTTCCTGACCCTCTGGGAGGTGTGGGCTCGCCCTAACCAGGCGATCCCGGCCGGGATGGGGGAGTCCTTCCGAGTATGGATGTTCCGGGCCGGGCGAGGAGCAGGGAAGACGCGCGCCGGGGCGGAGGCGTGCCGCTTCATGACCGAGCAGGTAGGTCGCATCGCTCTAGTCGCCCCTACGGCAGCAGACGTTCGTGACGTGATCGTTGAGGGAGAGTCGGGGATTATGTCCGTGTTCCCCGAGGACCAGCGGCCGGACTACGAGCCATCCAAGCGACGCATCACGTTCAGGAACGGCGCCCTCGCCTTTACCTACTCGGCAGAGGAACCCGAGCGCCTTCGCGGCCCTCAGCACGGATGGGCGTGGATAGACGAGCCCGCCTCTATGGCTCTGGGCAAGGAGATGCTCGACAACCTCCTGCTCGGTCTCCGCCTCGGCGAGCGACCGTGGACGATGGTGACCGGGACGCCGAAGCCGCTCGCCTGGCTGCGAGAGTTGGCCGAGCGTCCCGACACCGTGTCCACAACGGGGTCGACGTTCGACAACCAGCGGTACCTAGCGCAAGGGTTCATCGAGGACATCCGGTCCCGCTACGAGGGCACGAGGCTCGGGCGGCAGGAGTTGTACGCCGAGTTCCTGGACGACGTTGAGGGGGCGCTCTGGTCGGACCAGATCCTCAACGAGCACCGCCTCTCCGGCTTCGACCTCTCCCGTCCGTGGGAGTCGCTCAACGCTCACCTCTCGGCTGCCGGTCGCCCCGTGCGCGCGGACCGGCGCCCGTGGCGAATCGTCGTGGCGGTTGACCCGCCGGGGGAGACGGCCGAGTGCGGGATCGTGGTAGCCGCTGGACCGGTCAATGGGCGAGCCGGGGTGGATCACGCCGTCGTCCTGGAGGATGGCTCAATGGCCGGGCGCCCGGAGGCGTGGGGCAAGCAGGTCGCCGCCATGGCACGCAAGTGGCGCGCCGAGCGGGTCGTGGTAGAGGCGAACCAGGGCGGGGACATGACTCGCGCAACCATCGCCGCCGTTGACCCGGGGCTGCGGATCGAGAAAGTAACCGCTCGAGCGAGCAAGGCGGCGCGCGCCGAACCGATCTCGGCGCAGTATGAGCGAGGGATGATCCACCACGTCGGGTTCCTGCCCCTCCTTGAGCAGCAGATGACGACCTGGGTCCCGTCTGACGCGAGGAGCCCGGACCGCATTGACGCCCTCGTCCACGCCGTCACGTCTCTCCTCTCCCCGGGCGCGCAGGTGCGAGCCTCCGTAAGCTCGGTCGCATCACGGAGGCTCTAATGATCTGGGTCCTTGCCGCGCTCGCCACCTTCCGCCTTACACGGCTCGTCACAACCGACCGGCTGCTCGACGCTCCCCGAGAGTGGGTGCAGGCGCGCTTCGACCGGCTCGGTTACCTCGTGGGGTGCGACTGGTGCTCATCCGTCTGGGTCGCTCCGGGCCCGGCCGTCCTTGCCGTGTTCCACGCCGACAACCCCTGGGCGCTCCTAGTCCTCGCCGTCCCCTCGGCGTCGGCGGTGGCGGGGCTCCTCGCTAGCCTGCCCGACGACTAGCGTAAGGTCGCACGCGCCCTCCCGGGTTAGACGCTCGTGGCGCGACCTCCCCACGACCCCTTCCCTGCGAGCGGGGGCCGTGGGGCGACGGGCGCCTAGCCCTTAGAGCCGGATCCCACGCTTGCGGGCCTCCTGCTCGATCAAGTCGCACTCCCGCATCGAGTGATCAAACTTGCCGATGTACGGTCGGCGCAGCAAGCCGTGGAAGGCCGTCCGCAACTGGGCATCCGTCATGTCGCTGAACCGGGCCTTCTTGGTGGTGGTGTTCTCTGCCATGCCCCTAGTATACATGAATCCGGAACAACATCAAGCCGGAAGGCCAACCTTTCTTCCCTTGGTCGAAGATTGCGGGGAGGTACCCGCAGATTCGCGAGGTGGTCCCGAGAGTTGAACCTCGGGACCACCTCGCTACTCACCATCCCTTCGCGTCGCAGATCGCGCACCACGCATCGATGAGCGCCGAAGCGAGCCGATCGGCGTACACGCCGTCGATCGTCACGAGGATCGTCCGCTTCCCGCTGCGGACCTTGTAGATCTCCACGGCGTAGAGGTCGTCTGCGGTCATCCGCACGTCCACCCATGCCGTCGCGTGGTACGCCCCGATCTTGAAGGTGACTCGCTCGGCGGAGTAGCGCCGGTCGCGAATCCCGAGTTCCCAGTTGGCCGGGATGAGGGCGTTGAAGGTGTCGATGTGTTTGATCGTCGTGCTCATGTCCCTAGTATACATGAACCCGGAACAGCGTCAACACGGGGAGCAGGAAAAGTTTCTAGGAATTTTCCGCCTCTCCGGCTTGACGCCCGTTAGGGAACCGTGGTACCGTACGGACATGGCAAACACCACCAAGAAGTTCCACTCCATCGACGCCGCCCTGGCGGCATGCGATGCGGCGTTCGCCGCCAAGCAGGAGGCCCAGGCGGGCCTCGACCTGGCGATCAAGCGCCAGGCCGACATCCACGCCCTCGTGGCGAAGGAAGTCAACCTCTGGTCCGACGAGGACCTCAACCACTGGCTCGGCAAGCGGGAGCAGGCCGCCGCCGAGCGGCGCTTCGCCGCCTCGGTGCTGGAGTTCCGGTGCGAGCAGTTCGCAGCGGTGTGCAATGCCGCTCGGGATGAGTTTGACGAACTCAACCGCTGAGCGGTTCGGCGGTCCCGATCAAGGTCCCGGGCCCAGCGCCCGGGATTCTTGCGTTTTAGGGTTGACGACGTTCCGGTAACCTGTATATACTGACGACATGAGCACGACCACCTACACCATCGCTCCGAAGCCCCGCTTCGCCGAGTTCTACGCCTTCTCCTGCGCCTGCTGCGGACACGAGGAGCTCGAGCGGCCGGTCTGGCTCAACGGGCCCGAGGGCGTGCAGACGTACGGCACCGGCTGCGCCGCGAAGCTGCTCGGCTACGACCGGGCGGTCATCGAGGCGCGCATCGCAGCGACTGAGCTTCTCGCAATCTTCGACCGCATCGGGGTTCGGAATGCGTGGAGCTTCCTCCTGGCGTGCAAGCCTGGTCGGATCACGCCGAAGTTCTGCCGGGACATGAACGACCGGGCGAGGCTTGACGATGCCACCCTGGCGACCGTCATCGACGCATGGCGGGCGATCAACAAGGTCGCCGCCGTCAAGGATTGGCAGGCGCTCGCAATCTGAGCGCAAGGGCTTGACGTCCGTTAGGCGATCGTGATACGTTATCCGCATGGCACAGAACACCAACGACATCAAGCGCACGCTCATCATCCAGTCGAGCAGCGGGTTCCCGGGTCTTGAGTGGTTCCTCATGGACGGCGACCACGAGTGCGACTCGGGCGCGCTCGGGCCGGACGCGCCGACGTTCGAACACGCCGGATGGGCTCTCGCAGCTCTCGCCGATGAATTGTACGAGTCGGTGCAGGCGTGGCACCGAATCGTCATCACCGACAGTCTGTCGGCGCTGCGCCAGCTCATCGCCGGTGTTGAGGTCGAATACAACGACCAAGACGTCACGATCACGGTGCCCGCCTAATGGCGATGAGCAACGCCGAGCGGAACCGCCGGTGGCGGGCTGCCTGACAAGGTCCCGGGCTTCGGCCCGGGATTCTTGCTTTTTCCGGTTGACAGGCGTTAGGCGACCGTGATACGGTAGGGACATGGCACAGAACACCAACACCACCAACTACCCCGCCCACGTTGTCGCCGGACTCGCAGCGATGCGCCACGCCGCCGAGATGTTCAAGGCGGCGGAGACCGACGCCGACCGTCGCGAGTGGGCGGGCGCCTGCGCCGCCTACGCCGGGTTCGAGACCATCGCCTGGGCGCTCGATTGCGCCGCCGAGGCCGTGGCCGCAGCGAAGGGTCGTTGACGCCGGGTGCCCGGCAAAGATTCTTTCCTCTCCGACTTGACCCCGTTCCGGGAACGTGTATACTAAGGGCATGGCAGCAAACACCTACCAAATCAACCGGCACCGCTACGACCGGGCCCTGACGGCTCGATCCGTGGCGGTCGGCATGGCCGACGATGCCGAGCGGGGCCTGCGGGCCCTCGCCCTCGACCCGGCCGTTGACGCCGCAGCCCTCCTCGCCCGACGGGCGAAGGCTCGCAAGCTCCGGGCCGAGGCGGATGCCGCAGAGGCGGAGTTCGCCCGGATCTCGCAGGAGATCTACGGGTGAGGACGAGAGTCGGGGGAATCTCGGGGGAAACTCCGGGATTCCTGCTTCCCCGGCTTGACGTCCGTTAGGCAACTGTGGTAGGTTATCCGCATGGGAGAGAACACCACGAAGAACACTGAATGCGACCGCTGCGGCGCCGAGAAGCTCGCATGGGACGGTTGCAGCGAGTGCGGGTTCGACTCCGACGAACTGGACGACGACGGCGAGTGGTAACGCTCCGCCGAGCTAGAAAGGAACACCAATGAACACCGACACCATCCCGGCCGACCTCCTCGCCTCCATCCTCGCCGACCTGCCGAGCGTCCCCGCCGGGTCGATGATCTCCGGCGCTCCGTACGAGCCGTTCGGGCTCGGCTGGTTCGACGGCGCCGACTGCACCGGCGCCGTCGGCCGGGACATCACCGAGGCCGACGTGCTCACGAGCGACCTTGAAGACGAGGACATCGAGGACGGGCGGGAGGTCCGCCTCCGCATCCGCCTCCTGCAAGACCACCTGCTCGACGCCATCGCCGACAAGCTCGGCGTGCGAGTGACCGACCCGCAGACCGACGGCGGCCGGTACGTCACGGTGCCGCAGACCTGGATCCGCTTCGACTCGGCTGCCGCCGAGTGGGTCTCGTGCGGCATCGACCCGGCCGACCCGGCCTGGACCGTCTGCGGACGAGCGGTCGGTGCCGACGAGCGTGCGACCATCCCCGATGGGTGGATCCCCTTCGGTTGCTCGGATTGCGACGCCTGATGGCGATGACCGGCGCCGAGCGCAACCGCCGATGGAGGGCCGCCAGGGGTGCCAGGATCGGCGCTCCGCCGGGCCCGGCACCGACGCAGCCGTGCGGCACGCACGCCGCCTATCGGCGCCACCAGCGGCACAAGGAGCCGCCGTGCGAGGCGTGCCGAGCAGCCGAGCGAGAGTACCGCCGGCGGTACGCCTAAACGGCGAAGGCCCCGTCCGGCGTCCCGGCGGGGCCCTCACTTACCCCATTGCTGGTTGGGGCACTGCTCGCCCGGTGGCCTATCGGGCCGGGGTTTATGGACCACGGGTTTACGGGTCCGGTTCGGTTCTTCCTTCATCTTGTTCTTCCTACCCTCCTCTCTCTCGTAGGTGTGGGGAGCATCCTCGGTGCGCTTCCCCTTGCCGTGTCCTTAGTATACATGAACCCGGAACGCCGTCAAGCCCTGGGAAGAACTTTTTCGGAGAATCTCGGAGATTCTTCGGCTAGCGGCTGGCCATCTCAACCACCACCGAGGCGAGGCGGTTGAACGCATCGCTAGCGGCCTCCCGTCGAGTGGCCAACTGAGCGACGGCACCGGCGAGGGTGCAGGTCCAAGAAGCCACCAAGGGCTCGCCGTCGGTGAGCGCCTCGCCGAGCCGCTCGACCTCGGTTGCCAGCCTCGGCAGGGTCCGCTGGATCTCGAACGTCGCCCCGATGTAGTCGGCGAGGAGCCCGGCGAGGGTCTCGGCGGTCATCACCGGCACCCCGAAGCCGACCAGCCCCAAGCGGAACTGCTCAAGGCTGAAGTTGATGTCGTTGCACGGGGACGAGATGGCCCCCGAGAGGAAGGATTCGAGGTCGTGAGTCATGGTGGTGTTCTCCTTTGTGAGTTGTTTCCTGGTCACCATCCGGCGGCGGCCACGGCGGCTTCCGCCTTGAAGGAGCACCCGGGCTCCACGTCCACCTCGCCGGTCCGGCCCTCGGCCGTGACGAACGTGCGGACCGTCTCGGCGAGCCCGGTCCAGGGCCCCCGCTGGGCGACGACCTTCACGCTCCACACGGTGCAAGCCGTGCCCTTGGCGGTCTTGAAGGTCCGGTTCTTCTGGGTGGTGGTGCTCTGCGTCATGTCCCTAGTATACATGAACCCGGAACAACGTCAACACGGGGAGCAAGAAAAGTTCTTTCGCTCTCCGGCTTGACGTCGTTCCGGGATCATGTATATACTGACGACATGAGCACGAACGCCACGCACATGACCACCGACTACGCCACCGAGAAGTTGGTCACCGACCAGGTGGCCTACGAGATCGTCCGCCGGACGGCGAAGTCCGTCACGCTCCGGCCGATGCAAGACGGGCCCGAGATCCGGACCGAGAATAGGGGTGGCAACCCGTGGCCGGTGGTCTACCGCCAGGCGATCCCCTACCCGGCAAGCGCCAACGTGCGCGAGAGAGTCCTTCGGATTCGCAAGGACGGCACCTTCCGGTTCCCGGGCGGGCGTCCGCTTCGGTTCACGAACGACCCGGTATGCGTCACCGACTACCGCTACTAGGAGTCGGCAGGGTCGCCCCGGAGTGTTCTAGGGCCACTCCGGGGCGACCGCTTGCTGGCATCATGTAGCCTTGGCTACGTGGCGCGTAGGCGAGATCGGGGGCCTATTCCCCCTCGGCACAACAGCCTGATCGCCGCTGCGGAAGTGATGGCTAGTCCGACGCAGCCCTTGCGAGCGATCGCCCATCGCGCTCAAGCGTGGCAGACGGCGGCATGGGACTACTACGACTCCATCGGCGAACTCCGGTTCGCGTCTCAGTGGATTGCTAACGCCCTTTCGCGCGTCAACCTGGTCGCTGCCGCCCCATCCCCCGGCGGAGAGGAGCCGCGCCGCCTCACGCCCGAGACGGCGCGCACCCCGGCCGAGCGTCGAGCCCTTGAAGTTGTTGCGAGCATCGCCAACGGCGCGATCGGGCAGGGCCAGATGCTGGCGTCCTTCGGCACGCACCTCACCGTGGCGGGCATCGGGTGGCTAGTGGCGGAGCCCGGCGAGCGCGACGAGTACGACTCGTGGAACGTCTACTCGTCGGACGAGATCCGTAGCGTGCCCGGTGACGCAGCCGTGGAGGTCCGGGTCGGAGTGTCGGAGTGGCGGAAGCTCCACCCACTCGCCGTCGTCGTCAAGGTCTGGCGCAAGCACCCGCGCTGGAGTTATCAGCCGGACGCGCCGACTCGTGGCGTGCTCTCCGTCCTGCGTGAGATCGAGCTTCTTCAACAGCACGTCCACGCGAGCGCTCAGTCTCGACTAGCCGGGGCGGGCATCCTCACGATTCCCAGCGAGGCCGTATTCCCCCCGGGACAGGGACCGCAGTCGTCATTCGAGGACGTGCTGGAGCAGAACCAGAACGTCACGGCGCCCGAGGACTCCTTCGTGGACACGCTCGTGGAGTCGATGACCGTACCGATCGCCGACCGGTCATCGGCGGCAGCAGTCGTGCCCCTCGTCATCCGCATCCCCGGCGAGTTCGTAGACAAGGTACGCCACCTCACGTTCGCAACGCCCTTTGACGACCGAGTGCTCTCCCTGCTCGAAGCGGCAATCAAGCGGTTCGCCCTCGGCATGGACATTCCGCCCGAGATCCTTCTAGGCGTTGGCGGCATGAACCATTGGGGCGCCTGGCAGGTACAGGAGGAGGCGATCACGCTCCACGTGGAGCCTCTCGCCGAGACCGTCTGTCACGCCCTCACGATCGGGTTCCTCGCTCCGGCGTTGCGGGCCGAGGGCCTTAGCCCCGACGCTGCGATGGTCTGGTACGACACGAGCGAACTTACCTCTCGCCCCGACAAGACCAAGCAGGCCATCGAGGCGTACGACCGCCTAGAGATCTCGCGCGCCGCCATGCTCCGCGAGATCGGCCTATCGGCGGACGACGTGCCGACCACGAGTGAGCGCAACGAGCGGATCCTGCTCGAACTCCTGCGCGCCGCGCCCGCCCTCGCCCCGGATCTCCTCATTGAGCTAGGCGTGCTCGCGCGCCCGCCGGAGACCCCGGTAGAGCCGATCCCGGCAGAGCCCGCCCCTTCCCCCGCTCCCGAGCTTCCCGCCCCTCCCGGCCCACCGGCGCCCCCATCCGAGCAAGGGCCCAACGAGACCGCTCTTCTTGCCGCCTGTGACGTGCTCATGCACCGGACCCTTGAGCGCGCCAACGCCCGCCTCCGATCCGCAGCGGGCAAGCGCGTCGCGGGTGGGGCCGCGTCGATCCCGTGCGACGACCCCTTAACCCTTCACTGCTCGGTCAGCGCAACGGCGCACGCCACCCTTGACTCCCTCCTTGACGGAGCCTGGTCGATGGTGCCAGCCATCGCCGAGCGATGCTCCGCGGACCCCGAACGTCTCGCCGTGTCGCTCGACCGCTACGCCCGCACCATCCTCGCCATCGGGGAGCCTCACTCCGCAGACCGGCTAGCCGATGCTCTCCGATCCGCCTAGCGACCTCGCCGAACGTCAACGCTGGCGACTCGATGCAGAGGAGGACTTCGCTCGCCTCGTCCGAGCCGTGCTTCGTCGCGTGGTTGTCGGCGCCTACGAGCGGTTCACCACCACCCTCACGGCCGACGGCGACCTGAGCGCCCTTGACTCGATCCCCATCGAATGGGGCGCCGCCGTGCGTCTCGACCTCACTCCCGTCCTTGAGCGCATGAACCGGGTGGGCGCAGTGTCGGCGTGGAACTCCTCGCCCGCGGCGACGAGGGCCCCCGTGACCGCCGCGCAGAACTGGCTAGCCGTAGCGAACGAGAACGCCAGGAACTACGCCTTGAGCGCCGAGAACCGACTAGTCGGCGTCGGGCAAGGCGTGTGGGCGAACGTCAACGCTGGCGTCGTCCGTGCCCTTGAGCGGGGCATGGGCACGGAAGATCTCAAGGGCGAGGTGGAGCGCCTTACCCGGTTCTCCGAGTTTCGTGCCGACACCATCGCGCGCACGGAGATAAACGCCGCCTTCGTCGGGGGCGCCTACCGAGGAGAGCAGGCGTTGGGGGAATACGGGGCGACGCACAAGGAGTGGCTTGCCGCCGGTGACGCTCGGTCACGCGAGTCCCACCTGGACGTCTCCGGGACGGTCGTCCCCTTCGATGAGCCGTTCAACGTGGACGGGGAAGATCTCCTCTACCCGATGGACCCGAGCGGGTCGGCGGGGAACGTCGTCAACTGCCGCTGCGACCTGCTCTACTACTACCCGGGCGACACGCTGCCGGACGGAACGACCGTCCCCGCTGCCGACTCGGGGCCCGACCTTGAGGCCGACGAGGACCCCGAGTCGCCCTAGTTCGCCCCCGGCGGAAGATTCTCTAAGAATCTCAGAGAATCTTCCTTTTCCGGCTTGACCCCGTTCCGGGATCGTGTATACTGAGGACACCCCAAGGGGAAGCGCAGAGAAGATGCTCCCCACACCTACGAGGGAAACGAGGGTAGGAAGAACAAGATGGATGACGAACAAGCCGCCGGGAGCCAGACACACTCATGGCTGGCCCAAGAGACGGAAAGAGGCGAAGCCTAAGCGCTTAGGCTTTACCTCCTCCCACTTTGCGGCAGGGACTTAGGCAGGGTGCTAGCGTTCCGGCGTGCCCCTTGGCCCCTACCGAGACTTCGCCGATTGCGTGGCAAGCAATCAGGACAAGGCGAGCCCGGAGGGCTACTGCGCCGCCCTTGAACGCCAGATAGGAGCCACCACCGTGATCCGCATGACCGTGATGGACGAGTCGCTTCCAGATCCCCTCCCCGGCACTCAGCTTGCCGACCTGGACGGCGATGGGCTCGACGACGTCACGGGCCTCCCCGTTGCGGAGGTTGAGGAGCCGCCCGGGGTAGAGCCGATGGGCCCCGAGGACTTCCACGCGCTGGTCATCGTGGAAGGGATCTGGACGGGCGACGGGCGGTGGATTGAGGAGGGAGCCCTCACGTGGCGGACCCTGCCCCTCCCGCTCATGGCTACCGACCGCACGACGGACGGGCACACTGACGCGATCCTTGTGGGCAACATTACCCGCATCGAGCGCATGGGGCGACAGATTCACGCGTGGGGGACGTTCGTCGCATCTGAGGACGAAGAGGTGCTGCGCCTCCAGCAGTTGATCCGAGACGGCGCGCTACGGGGCATCAGCGCGGACCTTGACATGCTGCTCTACGACATCATCCTCCCCGCCGACGGCATCGGGCCCGACGCGGACGACTCCGACCCGGAGATTGACGAGGACGGGTCTATCCGCATGTCGGCGGACTACCAGCGGATCAAGGTCACGTTCGCTCGGGTGATGGGCGCTACGGTCGTCCCCTTCCCCGCCTTCGCTGAGGCGTACATTGAGGGGCTCGCCGTCGTTGCTGCCGCCCTCGCCGTCGAGCGCAAGGCGACCGGCGGAATCGTGTGGACGTTCCGGTCTCTCGATGACATCGACTTCTCCCCTCCCGCCGGGGCGAGGGCCGAGGCGGAGCGCGGCCTGCGCTGGCGCGAAGAGCACGGACGCGGCGGCACCGCTGTCGGCGTCGCTCGAGCGCGCGACATCGCCAACGGGCGCAACCTCTCGCCGAGCACGATCACCCGCATGGCGTCGTACTTCGCGCGCCACGAGGTGGACAAGCAAGGGGTCGGCTGGAGCCCCGGCGAGGACGGGTTCCCCTCGGCGGGCCGGATCGCATGGGCCCTCTGGGGCGGCGACCCCGGCCGGACGTGGGCGGAGAAGGTCCAGCGCCAGATGACGGCACGACGGGAGCAGGGCTCCATCGTCGCCTCCCTCCACCCGGTCAAGGCGCCTCTCCTGCCGCCCTCCGACTGGTTCGGCAATCCGGAGTTGTCGGGCCCCACCCCCATCACGATCACCGACGAGGGAAGGGTCTTCGGGCACGTCGCCACCTGGACGACCTGTCACATCGGGTTCTCCGAGACCTGCGTGACCCCTCCCGCGAGCGCGTCGAACTACGCCCACTTCCATACGGGCGAACTCGTGTGCAGCGACTCCAGTCGAGTCGCGGTCGGTCAGGTCACGATGGACACCGGGCACGCCCCCATCGCCGACTCCGCTTCGAGCGCGGCGGCGCACTACGACCACACGGGCGCCGCCGTCGTGGATGTTCGCGCCGGAGAAGACGAGCACGGAATCTGGATCGCCGGAGCCCTTCGGCCGGACGTCGCCCCCGAGCGCATCCGGGCGCTCATGGCGTCCGACGTTAGCGGCGACTGGCGGCGGATCGGTGCGAGCCTTGAACTGGTCGCCGTGCTCGCCGTCAACGTCCCGGGGTTCGGCAAGCTGCGAGTCGGCATGCGCGACGGGCTCGTCGCCTCGGTCGTTGCCTCGCTGCCGGTAGAGCGCTCCGTCTCTGCGGAGGTAGCCGTTCCGGGCCCGGCTTCTGATCCGGGCCTGAGTCGCGCCGTTGAGCGGATCGCGGCGACGATCGGCCGGAGTCACGCGCAACGGCGGGCGGCTCTCGCCTCTCGCGTGGCTGCCGCCCTCGCCCGATAAGAGAATCGGCCCGGGGAGCCCCGGGCCGATTCGCTACTTCTTCGCCTTCGTCTTCGGGTGGCGGGGCTTCCGAACGCCGTTGCGGTTGCCGTTGCACCCGACCCGGGGCCCGCAGAACGTGCATTCCCCGTTGCCCATCCGCTCGGCGAGGATCTTCGCCTTGCGGTCCTTGTTGCCGCCGTTGCCGCCGTTGGTCATCGCTCTCTCCTTGTCCTGTTGTCGCCCGGGAGGGCTTGCGCCCTCCCGGGCGGGGTCCCTCAGACCTGCCGGAAGAACATCTTGAAGTCCGCCTCCGTGGCGAGGTTGGTGGTCTCCTCCTCCCACCACACCGTTTCCTCCTCGATGTCCCACCCCTCGAAGGTGTGGCAGATCACCACTGCGAAGGTCTCCTGACCCTCCTCCTCCCACCCGGCCCACACCTCGAACTTCGCCCCGAGGTGCTCGATGCACTCCACCACGATGGCGTCCTTCTCGAAGAAGATCCCGTTCTTGTCGACGAACGTCAGGAAGCCCTGCGCCTCGGCGCCGAGGAAGGCGGCGAAGGCGGCGGCGGCGGTGGTGTTGGTGTTGGTGGCGTTCGTGCTCATGTAGGTAAGTATACATGAACCCGAAACGCCGTCAACCCCAGAACAAGAAAAATCCGGAAAATCCGGAAAAGTTTCTTCGGGGACGACTCCCGCCCTCCGGCTTGACGTCGTGCCGGGATCGTGTATACTAGGGACATGAGCGCAAAGACCTACATCCGAGAGATGAACCGGCGGCAGGCGGGACGCCTTGAGGCGATCCGCACACAGGCGATCCTCCGCCAGATCGAGTCGGCGGAGAAGGAGATCGAGATGTACCGCAGGATCCGCGAGGTTGCCGAGACCTTCGGCAACGCCTACGAGGGCGAGCGAGCCGACCGCATGGTCTGGGAAGTCGCCGAGACCATCGAAGAGCTTCACGCCGAGTTGCTCACGCTCGGCCACCTTCGCGCCCTCGGCGCCTAGGATCGGGCGATGCAACGCGACCGGATTGCCGTGCAGGCGCGCCTCCCCCACGACCTAGCCAAGCGGCTCAACGAGGAAGCCGAGGAACGGGGCCTTAGCAAGAGCAAGCTCATCGAGCGTGCGCTTAGGGAGTTCCTCGGCCGTGGCGCCTAACCCCCTCTGGCTGTTCGCGAACGACGGCGCCCGACGCGCCTACGCCCGGCGCGCCATCCGGGAGGCGATCGACGGGACCGGGCGAGTCTCCTTGAGCTACGGCGAACCCTTTCAGGCAAGCGAGATTGACGAGGTGGCGGCCTGCCTGGTCGAAGCAGCGTGGGAGCTTGACCAGGAGTTAGAACTGCGAGAGCACCCGTCGGGATGGATGGGGGTCCTCACTCCCGCCTACGGCAGCGCGCACGGCTCTCCGTAGAAACTTCACCTCCAGGGTTGACCCCGTTCCGGGATCGTGTATACTAGAGACATGAGCACGAACACCGCCGAGATGATCGAGGTCCGGGACAACGCCGGGCGCCCGATGGGCGTTGTCGTCCGCATCGGGGAGGGACGCCGCTCGTGGCGTGCCGTGGGATTCGCCGGAGAGTCGCTGCCGGGGAATCTCGAAGAGGCGATCGGCGACGTGCTCCGGGAGGAGTTCGTGGCGGATCTCGGCCCCCGCATGGAGGACGACCGGTCCGACGAGGGGTGGTTCTAGCGACAGGAGTTGACACGACGCCCTAGGTCCACTACTATCAGAAGCGAAGAAGTGCGCTGCTAGCCCCAAAGAAGTGCCCCGCTGCTAGCCCCCCGAGATCCCCGCCCCGAGCAAAGGCTTAGGGCGGGGATCTCCCTTTGTGGGCCCGAGGTGAGACGGCAGGCTAGGCTTCGCTCATGGGTTGCGGTTGCGGCAAGAACCGGAAGGCGCAGGGCATCGGCCTGATGCCCTTTGAGGTGTGGAAGGACGGCGTGTTCACCGGCCGGGCCTTTACGTCTCTTGTGAACGCAAGGACCTACGCCGAGCGCGTGAGCGGAGAAGTTCGCTCCAACGCGTAGGACGTGTTACCGTCCCACTCGCGGCTGCCTAGCGCCGCATCCAAGCCGTGCGGGCCTCGCTCAGCACTTCCCCCACTCAGACTCTAACAAGAGGAGGCCCGGCATGGAAACCAGCGTGCCGCAGGACTTGACCGCCCTTCCCGACGAGGAACTGGCGTCCACCCTTGAATCCCTCATCGCCGAGTTCGATCGTCTCCACGACGAGGGCTCGACCGACATCGTGCTCATGACCGAGATCGCCGAGGCCGTCGAGACCGTGCAGGGCGAGATCGCCACGCGCGAGGAAGCCGCCGCTCTCGCCGCCGAGCAGGTCGCCCTGCTGGCCGAGCGGATTCGCGCAGCCACCACGGCGGCGCCCGCCGAGGAAGAGACCCCGGCGACCGAGGAAGAGCCCGTCGCCGCCGCAGAGCCCATCACCGAGGAGCCCGTCGCCGTCGCTGCGGCTCAGGAGGAGTCCGTTGCCGTGACCACCGCTCCGCCGGTTGCGGTTACCGCCGCGGCCCCGACCGCCCCCCGCCGCCCCTCCGCTCGCGGTGTCCGGTCCTACGCTCCGCCGCCCGCCGTCCCGGCCGCCTCCCCGGAACTGACCATCATCGCCGCTGCGGACGTGCCGGGCGTTGCGACCGGTCAGCGCATCGACAAGATGACCGTGGTCCGAGCCATGCACGACAAGGCGCGAGCCCTTCGCGACCGGCTGCCCCGAGTGCCGATCGCCCGGTTCGAGATCCCCTACGCCGAGGACCGCAAGGTCGGCGCAGAGGTGGCTCACAACCTCGACGTGATCGAGCGGGTGAGGCATCAGGGCAACCTCGTCGCCGCTGGCGGCTGGTGCGCTCCGTCGAACAACATCTACTCCCTCTTCGGCGTCGATGCTGCCGACGGTCTCATCGACCTCCCGACCATTCAGGTGACTCGTGGCGGCGTGAACGTGCCCGACTTCCTCGGGATCAACGACGCAAGCGGCGCTCTCTGGACGTGGACCGAGGCGGACGACATCGCCGCTCACGATCCGGAGAACCCGGAGGGGTCGAAGCCCTGCCTCCGCATCCCCTGCCCGAGCTTCACGGACTACCGGCTCGTGGCCGAGGGCCTCTGCGTGACCAACGGCAACCTCACCGACCGGTCCTTCCCGGAACTCACCGTCCGGTTCCTGGACCTGACGATGAATGCCCACCTCCACCGGATGTCGGGCGCCATCATCTCGGACATCTCGGGCTCGGCCACCGGCGTGACCATCGGCGCCTACCCCACGTCGGCAGTCGGCTCGATCCTCAACGCGATCGACCTCCAGGTGGAGGACTACCGGTCGCAGTACCGCATGGGCGTCGGCACGATCCTTGAGGCGATCTTCCCGTTGTGGACCCGGGCGCTGCTCCGGGCGGACTTCGCCATGCGCGAGGGGGCCGACATCACTAACGTGACGGATGCCCAGGTTGACGCTCACTTCGCGACCCGGAAGATCCGGCCGCAGTTCGTCCACGACTACCAGCCGCTCTTCGGGGTGGGCCCGCGAACCACGTGGCCTACCGCGATGGACTTCCTGCTCTACCCGGCGGGCGGCTACGTGCGCGGCGACGGCGGCGTGATCGACCTCGGCATTGTGCGCGACTCCGTGCTCAACGCCACGAACGACTACACGGCCGCATGGACCGAGCAGTTGTACCTCGTCGCTCAGCTTGGCCCGGCGGCTCGTGAGGTAACGGTGAACTTCGCCGTGGATGGCGTCACCGGGTGCTGCGAGATCCCTCCCGCCGAGTGAGCGGGCCCCGTTAGACACACCCCGGAGCGGTAGGAGGAAAGCATGGGAACGTCCCTCAATGCGTGGCATGAAGTAGCGGCGCCCCCTGTCGTCCCCTACCGCTTCGGCGTGTTCTCGGTAGCGGAGCCGAGGACCGCTACGGGCGTGGACCTCGCGCCCGATGAGCACTGGCGCCTAGGGATCGAGTGGATCTCCGAGGCGTGTCGTGATGCTCTCGTGACCTCCGGGCCTTGCATCGACCCGGAGGTAGGGCCCCTTGAGTCAAACCGGGAGTGCAACCTCTTCCAGTTCGAGCCCTTCACCGTCTACGCCTTCAACACCGACGCGCTGCCTGGCCGGACCGTCAGGCAGCATGAGGCGAACGCCGTTGCTCGACTCACGAACGGGGAGCAGGCTGCGGTCGAGTCCGTGCTCTGGTCCCGGTTCGTCGCCGCAACTCCCGTGCCCACGTCCCTCACGTCCGTCCCGGGCTGGGTTGGGCTCGGGTGGATGGAGCAGGCGCTTGCCGAGCAGTACGGGTCGCAGGGCGTCATTCACATGAGTCGCCTCGCCGCTACGGCGCTCGGACTCTACCTCCGCCCTGACGGCGGAGTGTTGCGAACGCTCCTCGGCACGCCGGTGGTGGCCGGTGGAGGCTACGACGCCCTCCAGGCGGTGCAGGGCGACACGGCTGCCATCTTCGGCACCGGACCGCTCGTGATGTATCGCGGTGATATCGACACGCGGGAGAACGCCGTCGACCTCGCCCTCAACGATGTCTCGATCGTGGCGCAGCGAGACTACGCGCTCGGGTGGGATTGTGTCACCATCGGGGCTGAGATCTCCCTAGGTTGCGGCTCCGCCGGGGCGGGATGATGGGACTCGGGCTAGGGCTCGCCCTGCCCCTTAGACCTTGCCCGCCACCGCCGCCGGAGGGGTAGAGCGTGTCGTTCGCCGAGAATCTCGGGGCCGGTGGAGCGGCGCTCAACGCCCGCTACGGTTCGTCCCTCGGGCCGAACACCAACGCCCCAAAGCTGGTCAACGCCGACGACGGCAACGCCGTGTACCTGCCGGGCTCGGCCGGTAACTACGTCAGCGTCCCCTATGCCGACTCCATGAGCCTGCTCGGCGTTGAGGCCGAGCGGTTCATCACGTTCAATGGACTGTCCGGTCATCGGGCGCTCGTTGCGGACGCTCCCCCGTTGCGAGTGACCGGGGACGTCGAGTTCCAGATCCGGGCCCGGTGCCCGGACTGGACGCCGACCCTGACCGGCACGTTCTTCGGTCGCTGGGCGACGGCGAATCTCTCCTATGGCGTGGCTCTCGCCTCGACGGGCGTTGTTACCTTCGTCATGTCGTCAACGGGGTCGAACTCCTTCTCGGGCTCCTCGACGGTATCGGTCCCGTTCGTGGACGGGTCGGCGGGATGGATCCGAGTCACGCGAGTCGCCGCTACCGGGGTGACGTCCTTCTTCACTGCCCCCGATTCGCCGTCCATCCCGACGACCTGGACGCCCCTAGGGGCGACCGTAACGGTCGCAGCGGGGAGCAACATCTTCGCTGGCACGGCTTTCATGGAGATCGGCGGACAGAACGTCAGCAACGCGCTCCGCCACGACCTCTACCGCCTTCGGATCCTCAACGGCATCGCTGGCACGCCGGTCTTCGACGCCAACGTTGCGACGCTGCCCATCGGCACCACGGTCTTCACCGATCAGTCGGCGTCGCAACTCTCCGTGTCGTTGACGGGATTGACAACCCGGATCGTTGACGGAACCACCGCGCTATTCCTGCCCGGGGTCTCGGGCTCCTACGCCTCGACGCCCGACTCGGCCGCCCTTGACATCCTCGGGACGGAAGGGACGAAGTTCCTGGCGCTCCCTGCGCTCACAGGGAACGGGGCGTCTACGCCCG